TTACGCAAGTTTCAAACCAGCCTGATTTCCTCCTTGTGTCGTATTTGTGTCGCTAGCGCCAAAAATGGCGTCAATTTTCCGTGCGTGTTCGGTCAGGTGGTTCGGCGCCAGGTGAGCATAACGGCGCACCATCTCGATGCTCTCCCATCCTCCCATTTCCTGCAAAACAGAAAGCGGGACGCCGGACTGGATCAGCCAACTCGCCCAGGTGTGCCGGAGGTCGTGAAAACGGAAATCCTCGATCCCCGCTTTTTTCAACCCGGCGCGCCAGGCATTATTGTCGTCCACCCGCATTTTTCTAACCGCTGGCGTCAGTGTTCCATCAGGGCGATGCTTTGCCGTCGTGTGAACAAACACCCACCGGGAATGCTTCCCTATCTGATCCCTTAATACCCTGCATGCGGTATCATTCAGAGCTACGCCAATCGCCTTGCCCGCTTTTGCGTTCTCCGGATTTACCCATGCAACCTTTCTCTGCATATCGACCTGCTGCCACTCAAGCCCGATGATGTTTGAGCGGCGCAGGCCGGTTGCCAGTGCAAATATCACCACTGGTTTAATGCTCTCCGGCATGCACTCGATCAACCGCTCAGCTTCTTCTCTGGTCAGCCACCGTATCCGCTTACTGATCGGCTTGCGGGTTTTGATAACAGGAGCTGTTTTTATCCAGCCCCAGTCATTCGCCGCGGCCCTGAGAAGGGATCGAATGAAGGAAAGGTGTTGCGCCTTCGTCGCCTGCGAAACCTGCCGTGGTTTGTACTCCGGAACCGGCTTACCCTTCCTCAACGCGGCATCACGTTTACTCTCCCACACCTGCAGGTGCTTACGATTTATCATCCCGTTAACGGCTTCATGAACTTCCTCCGCCGTTATCTTCGAGACATCACGGCCGGAAAAATGCTGCAGCCAAAACTCAATTTTGGTTTTGTCATCATCCAGCGATCGCTTATGGTCCTTTTCCCGCAACCACCGGATGCAGCATTCTTCGAAGGTTCTGACGGGCAGGTCGCCGATCTGGTCAACCCGCCACGCTTCCGCCTTCAGCTTGTCGTGGAGCTCCTGAGCCTGCTTTTTGTCCCCCGTGCCAAGAGATCGCCTAACTCTTTTTCCTGACGGCGTAAAGAAATGACAGTGCCACACGCCGCCCCTGAGGGTGATTGACATAAAACTTCTCCTTTATGTTCACCCGCGTTCGCGATGACAGGATCGCGCGGGGTTTTCAAATATGCAATACACGCAGCCTCGGTCGTTCTGTACTTGTTGCCGACCTTGCGGCCGGCGAGCTCTCCAGAATCAATAAGGCGGTAGATCACCCGCGCCGACACGATAAGCAAATCGGCGGCCTGCTGTGCTGTAATCGGTCTATCAGACGCCATATTCCCTCCCGGTTACGCCGCCCGCTGCGAGCGCAGTTTCTTAATGTGTTCGCTCTGCTCCAGATCTGCCTTTATCTGCTGGGCCTCTTCGTGAGAGAGCGGCTCGAAATCATTATTAAAGCGGTCTATGCTTGCTGTGTTGATCCGTCCCTGGCGCCAGTAGCGAACCACCTTAGCGTCACTGCCGGCGACAATTACCGGCCATCCGTGGCAATCAGCAAAGACCTGGCCTCTCTGAATTAACTTGAACATCACGGCCTCCGATGCTTACCGCGTAATTCCTCTTCTTCTTGACAGTCAGCGCAGCGCTGACAACCCGCCACCAGTTCCCGGCGCCGCTCGGGTATCTCTTCCCTGCAGTCGCGGCAGTGAGTAGCTGAAACAGCGTTATGGTTGATGCGCATGTTCTGGATGGTCATTTCCAGCCGGCGCTCTGCCAGCTCGTTGGCCTGATCGATGATTTCTGCGCTCATGCTGCACCGCCTGTTTTTAAGGTCTCAACGAAACCTTTGGTCTTTATGTCTTGAAGGATTACGTCAACACACAGAGCCACGCAGTCATTGCAAATCGCTACCCCATTGGAATGGGAGGTAAACATCTTGGCCACCTTGTCCTGGTGTTTTCCGCAGAAGTCACAAACAAACTCCCCGGTCTCTTGATTTTTCATGCTGCACCGCCTTCGCTTTTTTCCGCTTCAACCGCCATCTGCTCAAGCTTTCGTGAAAGCTCGGCAGACAGTGCCTGGAACTCTTCCTCTGTCGCTACCGGGATCGGCACAAAACGGATGCCGATATGAGCTAGGCCATGTGCGGCCTCAAGGCATTTCCTTAAATCAACGGGAGAGGCTCTGTTCATGCGGCACCGCCTTCAACGCGCTTGAACTCGATAACCCAAACCCAGGGGTTGGCTTGCCAGTTTTCGGCGCCATAGATGGATTCCCACAGGCTTCTGAATGAGGACCGATAAAGTTGATTCATTTCGACGTAGTGGGGCATGTCCTCTGACCAAAACTGGAAAAACTCATCACGGGCTGCGTAATTCCTAGCGACTACTGTCTGGTCCCATACCTCGGTATGTACTCCCTCGCGTTGTGCGTCCTCTTCGCTGATAGCGTTCAGCCGCTCAACCCGCACGTCGGTGATTTCCAGCAGAATGCGGCTGGCTGCTCTCGGCATATGAATGGAAGGTTTCCAGCACGAACGGCCATCTTCATAACCATCGTCATCACCCCAGGTAAAATCACCATCAGCTGCAAAAATGGCGTAGCCAGAGTAATAGCCATTGCCAAACGGCATTTCGTGGATGGCAGTCGCTGGACGATCAGGAACCCAGTCAATCATCAAGCCATCGCCACTAAAGGCGTGACTGACAACGCCCCAAGTTTCACGCACCCAGATACGGTCGCCTGGTTTTCCGTAATGGCAAAAATGAGCAGTGGTGCTGCCATGCTCGTGCCTCCGAGAGGATTTCCAGCCAATTACTTCTGGGTTAGGGAAAATGCCACGCTCAATGTCGTCAGCCGGCTGCGGAGCCATAATCCGCCGTGTCTGTGTCTTCCGGCCGTCGAGGATGGCGCGTACCATTTCAGAATTGAAAATCATTCCACGTTCTTTCATGCAGCACCGCCTTGCCCGCCGACTAAAAATGAGCAGTCTTTCTTGTGATCGTTACAAGACCAGACCACTTCGTCATCACCACGGAAAACATTTACTTCTACCGTGGTTTTAAACTTCGCAACTGCACCGCACTTGCATTTGGCAGAGGTATTTTTGCTTTTGGCGGCAACACTGCCGACTCTTGGGTATTTGCTCATGATTCCACTCCATACCGGCCATTCATGCTGCCAATTACGCTGACAAATTTCACCAGGCTGACACCCATCGGCTTTACCTTCTCGTAGTGCTTGCGAAGGATGGGGGCATACAGCGTTCCACTTCGGTTTAGGCTTTACGCTCATCGCTTTGGTTATCTCTTCTGCGCAGCGACGAGCCTGGGCGCGGAGAGCGTTTTCTTTTTCCTCTGGCGTCATGCTGCCTCCGTCTTCACAACGTCAATGGCGCAACCGGGGATCAACTCAACGGAAGCGGTGGCGCACTGGTTACCCCAGTGGCTCCAGCCTTTCGCTGCGCTGCGACTGAACAGCTCAATCCGCGGCACGTCGCCGTAGAGCATCTCCAGGCGGTGGCGAACTTCCCACGGTTTCTCGCTGTGCGCGCCGAGTGGGCTGTAGACCACCTGCTTAATGCCGGCGTGCTTGCGCTCCAGCCCGGCGCCGCGGGTGGCGATCAGCACGTCTTCGGTGTTGGCGCGGGTGTGGTTGCCACCGTTCATGCGCGTCTCGGCATTCAGCAGGGCGAGGAAGTCGTAAAAGTTGGTCACATCGCCCTCTGCCAGAGCCTTGGTAATGCGCAGTTCGGCCAGCTGATTCAACTTCACCCAGGTGAATCCCTTCATCGTGCGTACCGTAAAGCCCCAGCCTTCGGCCAGTTCGATCGCCTCCTGGTTGTGGGTGCCGGTGTACCACATCGCCAATACGGCGTTATCCGCGGCGAGCTCCCACACCGGGAGCCGCTTCATATCGAGCAAGCTCATGGTGGGGTAGTGGTCGACGGCGGCGCCGTTGCTGATCGTGTTCCCGTAAGACCAGGCCGGGTCGGCATAGATAAGTGAGTAGCGGTTCATAGGACTGACTCCATTTCATCGATATAGAGGCCAGATGCGATAAGCCGGCGGCGACGTGCCGCTTTATCTATACATTTCTGACGGTTGCCAGAGGCGGCCTGAGCCATCGAGCGCTTAGTGAACAGGCGCGTTTTACCCTGCGGGGTAATGACCTTTGGCCTTGTGATAAGGTCAAAGGTGCGATCGCAGATTCCGTCCTCGTTAAGCCAGGTTTCCGATGCGACCAGTTGTGCAATGCGGCCTTCTCCCTTGGTTATGCCGTTCGCAACGCGGTTAAATTCGACAAGCGTCACGCCGAACTTCTCCGCTATTTCGCTGCCGGTTACAGGGCGGCCGCGCGTCTGAATCATCCAGATCACGCGCTCGCGAAGGCCGGAGAATTTCCCGACTTTGCCGGGCCTGCGGTAAAATGGAGTGCGTTTCATTCGATCTCCAGTATCATTCGCTTAGTCTCTGCCACAAGGGAGAGGAACTCATTCCTTCTCGCGCGAAGGAGGCCTATTTCTGATTGGCACTCAGCGGCTGTCAGACGGTAAACAATGAGTTGCTTTCCGTCAGGGAAATCAGAGCAGTAGCTGATGAAGTCAACCCAATCCCGGCCAGAGCAATCAAGGTGGCCGATTAGTTGCCATCTATATGCCGGATCGAAGGCGCCGCGGGTGAGGGTGGCGTAGTGAGTGGCGGCAATTACCGACTTAATCTCAACCAACCCGTCCCGGCCAACGAGGCCGTCTGGACTATCCCCATACGTTTCGTGATCAAAGAAACCGCCGTTATCCACGTCGACGAAGTTCATCTCTTCGTACAGCATGCGAGCGATTGGCTCCTGTTCGTGGCCGCGCTCCATATGGTCGTTTGTGAAGCCAAACTCAGACTTGCACCCTTTAATCTGCTCAAGAGCTAACTGAAGCGCATAACGCTTGGCTGGCTCACCAAACGCCTTGCCATCGTTAGCCATAATCAAGCCGAAGTTTGAAGCGGTAGCCTTCCCCAGGCGAAGAGCATCCCACTCCTCCCCGTTTTGCTCGACGTCATGCCAGATCATGCTGAGCACTCCTGTTCCAGTTGGCGGCGATGCTCTGGAGAAATGTCCATTCTCGCCAGCACTGCATCCAGGTTGCCATCGCGCTTGAAGGCGGCCTTAGCGTTATTCCATGCCTGCGTTTTTTCCGGCGAAAGCACAGGTTTTGAAACGCGCGCTGGGCTTAAGCGGAGACCTTCAACCGATTCCTTTCCGAACCTGACATTTTTATCGACGTAAACAGTGACTTTCACGCCGACCCAATCCTCAAGGAATGGCGATCCGGTAATGCTTTTCAGCATCTTGCTATTGGTGGCATTCAGGATCATTGGCTTAAGCTTTTCGCCAGGGCGCAACTCGCGCTCCTCAAAATAAGCGGTGTTAAAAACGTCTTTAGTTTTTTTGGTTTTGTCGCTTTCTAATGTTGCCCGGGCGATCGTCAGCACCGTGGGTTCAACGATATCGGCACTGCTCAGGTATGGAGAATCGAAAGCCTTGCGGTAATGTGTTTTTGAATCTGTCATTTTGCAGCCTCTCTGATGAATCTGTTGACCAAAGGCCTGAGAGCATCCTGAATAGTGAAATGCTCGCGTCGCTCTTTGCTGCTGTCATAAATCGGTGTCCAGCCGCATCCCGTATTCACCTGGATTACCTGGTAACTACCTTTCCCATCTCTCCACTGAATTCCGTTCATCGAGAGCCACTCCTTGAAGTCGGCTAATTTCGATTTGTGGAGTAAATTTCTGCGGGCCATTAACTCTCTCCTTAAAACGGGCAGCCGGTGCGGTGATCCCAGTCGTATTCCGCCTGGGCGTAAGCTACTGCCGAAATAAGATCGTTATATGCCTCGCCAGCTGCATCGCTGCGGAGGCCTTCGTATGGGCTTTTGTCCATCGGCACAGAGAAGCGGAACAGGCCTGACGGCTCTTTCGGCAGGGCGTCGATAATTTCCTGCGCCCGATCGTCAATCCACTTTTGCTTCTCTTCGGTGAGCGACTGTTCAGCCCATTTCCGTTCTTCGATAACGTCGTATGCGCGGTATGCGTTCATAGCTCGCTCCTGAAATTTGGTTGTGAAACGCCCGGCACCGTAATGGCTGCCTGATAGCTCAGTTAAATTCTTCGTTACTATTACCGGCTGAGACCTTGTCCCAACCCGTTCAGATAAACTTCAACCAGCAAGTCGGTTGTGTAAGTCCGCTCAATCCCGCGATGCAGGTAAAGGCGTCCGCGTTTATTTTCTGATGCTGTCCAGGTGCTTTCCCGATGCTTAACGAGCATCCCTGGCAGAACGGCGCCGCGGTTAACGGTCTGTGTCCCGTAATGATGACTAACCATTGAACACCCCCGTAGCGTGCAGAATTTTGATAATCAACGCTATCCAGATAACGCCGCAGATCAGCAGGCAGTAAATCAGTGAACGAATTCCATTTCTGCTCATGCTGAACCACCAGGCATCAGGCAGAACGCGCTTGCTACCAGTACGCATACGACGATGGCGAATGCGTGTGCCAGAAACTTAAACCACTCGGTTTTATCTTCTTCGCGGATCATCTCTTCACCTTTGCCTTATCGCGGCTAACGGAGCGTTGTTACCTATCACCGGCGCCAACGTTGTTGTTTGGATGAGTTGAATATACAAAACGTATTCATCACTTGCAATACAATACGTATACTTATTTTTGCTGCGGAAGATAACATTTTGTATTTTATGGAGGTTTATTTTTCCATTGGCAGTTAGAGCCAACGAAAATTGTTAGGGTGGATAAGGCGCGTGTAGAAATGAAATGCGTAAAGAGTGTGTCATGGGAAGAAGAGCGGCCGGTCATGGCGCCGGCCGTAGGTTAGATAAGGCGAAGCTTGGTTTCTACGGCTACACCGATAATGCGGCAGTTACCATTAACTGGGACTAGTGGCCATTGGGGATTGAGGCCCTTCAGGTATTTCTGGCCCCCATCAATAATCAGCTTTTTGAATGTCGCTTCGTTTGATTCGGATAGCTTTGCGATCACAAGGCTGCCATTTACTGGCTCACGTCCGGTATCAAACAAAACGTAGGTACCCTCTGGAATGCTTAGCCCAACTGGTGACGTCATGGAATCGCCTTCAACAAGCAGCCAGAACGCTTCCCCTTGGATATGTGCATTGGACTCAAGCCACAAATCAACATCTTTGATGGAATAAGGTTCTATAGCCTCTCGCCACGATCCAGCCTGAACACTACTAAGCACTGGATATTCGTTGCCGCGCTTATAGGGCCCAACGTACTCAACATCCCCCGTGATGTTTTCATCGATTATCATGCCGCCAGCACCCACAGAAAAATTATTCTTGCCAAGGAAGCGAAGGATTTTAGCTATGTCCTCCAGGCTGGGCTCTCTCCTTGCGTTTAGCCAATGACTAACGGCACCTTTGGTGATCCCGAGATGCTCTGCCAGTTCTTCCTGGTTTATGCCCTTCGTTTTCATGAGGGACTTTGCTAGGTCATACCATTTCATGCTCATACCCAAATGATACAAGTTGTATATCTTTCTTCGAGTCACAATTTGTATATTTACCTTGCGAGGAAAGAATACAATATGTATATTAAAACTGTTTGGAGGAGACCCGACATGAACAATCTAAGCAAGATCAGACGTCGAGCAGGGCTTACACAGCGCCAGATAGCGACGGAGCTTAATCTGACGGCTATCTGCCATTACGAAAACGGGAAACGGGATCTCAGTATTGAGCAATGCAGAAAGATAGTTGCTGCGCTCAACAAATACGGAGCTTGCGTCAGCATTGACGACGTTTTCCCCCCATCAAAAGCCAGTGCCGCCTGATTGGCGGCTCTTTTAGATAGCACAGAGGAAGTATCACAAATGGAGAGTTCAACGGCACGCAACAAAACAGAGGCCCTCAGAATAGAGAGCTGGTTGCACAACCGGATAGCCGAGATCGGCACTACAACCATCGCAAACGTGGCCGGAGTGAATAAGTCGACAGTGAGCCGCTGGCGAGAAAGCCTGCTGCCGAACATGTCGCTGCTGCTGGCCATCCTGATTTCTCATCGTCAGTCCGAAGAAGGGCAGATGGAGGCCTGATGAACCACATCGAATTCATTGAGAAGAACGTCCGCGAAGAGCTGATGCGCCAGGGATTCACCCAGGCAGTGGCTCAGGGGGGGGCATACCAGGCGGTCGATATGTACAAGCGCATGTCGCAGGCCAGTCGCAAGGGGAGGATTTTTGACGATGTGTTACGCCACGCAAAGCTGTGGGCTGAGAAGCAGACATTACCGTCTGACAAGTTCGAAAAGAAAAGGGCAAAGCCCGTTAAGCAGCAGGGGCTGTTCTAAAAAGGCGAAAGCCGCAGTGCGCTAACACTAACGGCTTTCTACGCGAATTAACTGAACAAATTCACAGGAGTAATTATGCCTAAGAGCAACAGATTTTACCAGGCACAAACACACAAAAATGTTACCCGCGATCGCTTCATTCGCTCGGTTAACCCGGTGGTTGGCATGAAAATGCGCGCCATCCTGGAAGAGCTGAAACGGAAGGAGGAAGGCCGTGAGTAGCCTCGCAAAAGTAATACCTTTCAGACCGTCTGTAACGGTCGTGGAGCGTCAGGTGGCAGATATCGATGATGGGTATACCCGCATCGCTAACGAGCTGCTGGAAGCGGTTATGGCTGCTGATTTAACGGCTCGCCAGCTGAAGGTCGTTCTGGCGGTGATCCGCAAAACTTACGGGTTCGGGAAAAAGTTTGACCGCATTACCAATACCCAGATTGCAGAAATGACCGGCATTCACCATACGCATGTCTGCAAGGCCAAGAACGAGATGATTGCAATGAACATCATCGTTACCAATGGCCTGGCGATCGGGGTGAACAAGGTGATTTCTGACTGGAATTTCAGCATTAGCCAAAATGGCAAATCATTAGCCGAAACAGCTAATGAAACATTAGCCAAGTCAGCTAATACCCATAAGCCAACTCAGCTAAACACAAAAGAAACTATTCAAAAGAAAGAAAGAAAAGATCCCCCTAAATCCCCCAAGGGGGAAAACTCACTCGCTCAGGAAGTGATGGATTACTTCAACGAGCTAACGGGTAGTCGTTGTGCTGCGCTGGCGCCTTTTGAGAAAGCTCTCTCCACGGTGAAGAGCAAAGACCAGTGCTACACCGCTGAAGAGCTGAAGCTGGTTATCCGCTGGGCCCATGTGAACTGGGGTCACAGCTTCAAGCCAGAGAACCTGTGTCGTATGACCCGATTTGATGGATACCTGTCAGACGCCCTGATATGGGCAGATGGTCATGGAAGCAACCCGAAAGCCTGTCCGCACGAAGAGATCATCAAGCTCTGGAATGAAAAATTCCCTTCGAAGGCCGTTTCACTGCATGAGTGGAACCGCCGCCGTCCGGCCTATCGAGACCTGGAAGCTGTGTGGAACGGCAAAACCACCCAGGGCAACTGGCGAGAACTGAAGCACATGGGAATGGCCTTCGAGCTGATTAGCAAGTCTTCCCTGTTCGGCACCAGAGGCGATCAGCCATGGCTGACTCTCGACTGGATACTGAATCCGAAGAACTGGGGATCTGTCTACGAGCAGGCCATCAACGAGCACCGTGAGCGCAAGGGGGTCAAAGCATGAGCCGTTTTATTGATTTATACGTTGAGCAGGCCGTCATTGGCGGAATAATGCTTGCAGCAGGTCGCTCAGATGGCGCCGACATGGCTACCGATGCGATTGAGGGGCTGACTGAGGACCACTTCACAGCAACGCCCCATAAAGTGGCTCTGCGGTCATATAAGCGACTCAACGAATCCGGTTCGAAGATAGACCTGCTTACGCTGACCAGCGATCTTGAACGGCTTGGCGCGCTGGAAAGTGCGGGGGGATTCGCTTACCTGGCTGAATGCAGCAAAAACACGCCATCGTTCGCTAACCTGGCCGCCTACTGCGAAAAGCTACGGGAAATGCACCTTGGACGTCGTATGACCCTAGCCCTGCAGGTAGGGATCCAGAAACTGTCCGAACCATCCAGTGAGGGTATCGCTGACATCATCGGCAACATACAGGCCGATATCTCCGGTATTGAGCACAGTGCGGACTATGGCACTGAGCACATCACCACCGGGATCGACATGTCGTTAGAGGCCATCCAGTCGATTATTAACGGCGATATCTGGAAGCACAAAACCGAGCTTGGCATGGCAACCATCGACAGCGCTTTTGGCGGGTTTAACAACACAGATTTCATCGTTGTTGGCGGACGTCCTGGCATGGGGAAAACCATGTTTAGCACCACAGTGACAGAAACCGTAGGCCTGAAAAACAAAAAGCCGGTGTTGTTCTTCAGTCTCGAAATGCCAGTGGAACAAATCTCGGAGCGAGTCGCTTTCCACCGGGCGCGGGTAAGCAAAGAAGATCTGCTGAGCAAGGTTAGCGGGAAAATGGACGAGGCATGGGGGAAGGTTAGTCACTGCATGAAGGAGTTCATCGACTCTCCAATCTACATCAATGACAAGCCATCCCTAAGCGTTCACCAGGTGCGTGCGGAAGCGCGGCGTATGAGCAAGAAGTTGGGCGGACTGGGCGTGGTAATCGTCGATTATCTTCAGAAAATGCGGATGTCAGACCCGGAGAACATGAACCGCAGCGTAGGGGAGATCGCCACTGGTCTGAAGAACCTGGCGAAAGAATTGCGTTGCCCGGTCATCGCTCTGGCCCAGTTGAACCGAAACCTGGAGCAGCGCGCTAATAAGCGTCCCGTTGCGGCAGACCTGCGAGAGTCTGGCGTTATTGAGCAGGAGGCAGATGTGATCTTCATGGTGTATCGGGATGAGAAGTACAACGAAAACACCGAACTGAAAGGCATCACCGAAATCATCTGTGTGAAGTCCCGCCATGCGCCGGGGGCAGAAAAGACCTACCACTTCAGCAGCCGCTACTCAGGCCTAGACCCGGTAGATTTCACCTACAGCGGCCAGGTGCAACAGGAGGCTGACTATGAGTGCTAAGACGATGAAAGGAAAACAGGCAATTCTGCGTTATCTCGAAACGCACAGGACCTTTACCGCGAAGGATGTGGCCACAGAGTGCGGCATGACCATCAACTGCATCACGAAGAATGCGCTCGATCTGGAGCGGGCCCGCAAGATTGTCCGGGTGAGCAAGGTCTGGCGAACGGTGACTTATCGCCTGGCGACACCGGAAGAGCAGGATGGTACCGCGCGCAGCTGCACTAACGGAATATTTCAGGAGTGCCGTAACAGTGCGGCGATGAAGCGGGTACTGGCTGTTTACGGGAGGGCGCAGGCATGAAATTTATCAAATTAAGCCAAAGGGGAACGGTAGAGCGCCAGGGCAAATATGGCTGGGAGCCTGAAACAGTCTACGAGCCTGTATTTGTTGCCGCAGGTCACATCGTCAGCATGTTTTTCGCTGGCGTGACAATTCTGAAAATGACCTCCGGAGAACGCATTGACGTGAAAGAGACCCCGGAAGAAATCATCGCCATGCTTACCGAAGGAGCCTCCAAATGACAATCACACTACAGGCAGTAAACGAGCTCATTCAGTCGCTGGAGAGCGCAGGCGAGCTGTCAATCAGAGAGCAGAAGTTCCTGAAGCTGGCGAAAGCGTACCAGCAGCTGGCGGCGGAGAATGTGGCGCTGAAAGCTGCATTCAACAAACCAGATGCATGGTTGTCCTGCCATTCGATTCCGCCGACATATCAAGAGCCAGATCGCGGTGGTGAGTATCTTGCAGTGCATCAGCAGCCGGGGGAGAAAAACGATGACGGCAGTGATTCGTGGCCTGTTTACGCCAAGCCTGAAATCGAAACCCCCGCCACCGATCGCATCGTAGCCGGGATTAAGGCTGATGGGGTGGAGGAGTTCATTGGTCGCCTGCAGCAGCATGTCGATGAGGGTGATTTTGTAGGCGATGAAGTTGCCGTAATTGTTGGCGCTATCGACTGCGGTAAGGAGTTTTTCGAGCAACTGCGCGAGGGGGCCGACAAATGAGCATCGCCACTTATCTCAATACCGGTTTAGCCATTCTTGGATGGGCATACATCATGGTTAAAACAGGCCAGTGGGTTACCAAAAATGCTCTGAGGCAGTGGGACAAGCGTCGTAAGGAATCTCGCCGCCAGAAAGCTGTGAATGAGTTTTATGACGCCTTTGAGCTTAACAGCCTGGAACCTGGCTCTACCGTTCGCCTGGCCACTAAAGGCGACCTGACAATCATGATGTTCCGCAGCGAGGGGGACGACAAATGATAACCGGGACTACTAATTATGACGATGTGGCAGAAGTCCGCTGCAATTTGTGCGGCGGTTATTACAAAGCCGACGATCCGGAAAGTCACGAATGTGAGGATGCAGCATGACTGATATCACCGAACTGGCGCAGAGAGAGAAATTCGAGGCTTGGTTTAAGTCGTCATTTCATCCCGACAAAACAGGTCCCTATATCAAAGACCAACTGTATTTCGCCTGGAAAGCGGCTGGCGCTGAGTTGGTACAGGCGCTGGAGAAGGCGCAGGCAGCCGAGCGCCGTTGGCATCGGGTGGCGTCACGGATACATGAGCAGGCTTGCGAAAGCGACGTGAAAATTGATGAGCTTGAGGCCATCCGCGCAGCAGCAGAAAAGCTTGTTCGCTGCAAAGGTCGCTATCACAGCGAGCAGAACTATCGCGCATTGGCGGCGCTGTTTGGCGTGAATACTCCAGACCTGCCGCCGCTGGATGGCGAGCCCCGCGCCGTCACTGTAGAAAACTTGCAGGAGAGCGCCTACAGAGCTGGCTTAACTGCTGGCTGGAATCTTGGGCTGGCTAATAACAACGACGGGTTCAATAAATGCCTGGCGGCTCATACGGCTGGCATCAAGTGGGAGGCTGAGTGATGGGAATAACTGAAGGATTCTGCGCGGACCTCTACTGCGACTGTGATGGTTGTCAGTCAGGGAAAATCTACCCGCAGGGGCAGGCTGATTTTATTGGCCGGAATATGACAGACATTTCACAGCAGGCGCGCAAAGCCGGCTGGCGCATCAGCAAAGACCGCCAGCGCTGCTATGCGCCAGGCCACAAAATTTCACGGGGAGCCAACCAATGACCAGCAAATTAACCAGAGAGCGCCTGCAGGAAATCGCTGAAGATGGATTCCTGAAGCATGGCGAAAGCAAAGAGTTGGCCCGCATTGCGCTGGCCGCAATGGACAGCGAGTCAGGGTGTTTGCCTCTCGACTACCTGCAGGGACAAAAAGACGGCCTGGAATGGGCAGCCCAACTGGCAGAAGCCAATCACCCTGAGACCGGAGACTGGCTGTACGATGACCCTATCGAACTGGCAAAAGCTATTCGCAAAGGTCCAGATATGCCGCCAGCGCAGCCAGCGCCGGTAGTAGAGCGTGAGCCCATCGCGTGGCTCAATGACGCATATTTAGCTCGCGGCGTCGTTGACGGTGAGGCTGGTAGCGAAGATGCAGGCCCCGGATATATTCCAGTGTATCGCCACGCACAGCCAGCGCCTGACCGCGAGCAGATACGCAACGATCATGCCGAGTGGTCACAATCAACATTCGGTAATGTTGGCCCGATTGGTCCGCTGAAGCATCTCAGCAAAGAAGCACTGGAAGCCGCTGCCGATCCTAGCGACCTGTCGGAATGGGCTGATATGCAATTCCTACTGTGGGACGCCCAGCGACGGGCTGGTATTACAGACGAGCAGATTACCCAGGCGATGATCGAAAAACTGGCGGTGAACAAACAACGCGAGTGGCCTGCGCCAAAAGACGGTGAACCGCGGTTGCATATCAAAACGCAGCCAGCGCCGGTAATACCGGACCGCTCCATATTCGAAAAATGGTGGGAATCACAGAATGGAGCGCCCCTCGATGGCTGGGATTCGTTACGGACAACTGACGGCTATTGTGATGATGGTATTGACTGGCAGTTTGAAGCATGGAACGCCGCCATGCTCGCAGCCGCCCCGCAGGAGGTGAAAGGTGACTAATGTACGCGATGAAATCCGAGTCCTCGACCTTGACCAGTTACGCTCTCTTCGTGAGTTCGTGGGCGACCTCATAGCCAGAAAGGAGAGTGAGACACGTCGCACGGTATGGCGAGTCTGCTCTGACGGTATCTGCTACGGCAATTTCAGGGAAGAGGAATACCTCAAGGCAGTAGCGTTTCTCGCGGAGAAGGCTGCCGAAATTGACGCAGACCCGACATCAGACAGAAGAGATAGACGCATGGAGATTTTATCCCACCGAGTTATCGAGTCAGAATACGAGGGTTGGTTTGATGCCTAAATCCTCCGCAGAACGTAAAGCCTCCAGTTGAAATCAAACCCCTCTCCGGAGGGGTTTTATCGTATATGCTCATTTTGCTTTTATCCCCGGGAAGGGCGATAATTACCTCGTCAGCCTGAGCAACTGACACGATTATCCGGCGCCAAGTGGGGACACATGGCGCACAAAACCTTACAGCAATCCCTGTCACCGATGGCGAAGGCCACCGGCGATTTTCTGCATTCAGCGTTTAGCCTCTGCGGAGGTGAAGCGTGAACATTCCTCAATGCGGCATCAAACTGCACAGCGGCAACTTCAGCGCTATAGGCAAGATTCTTCAGGAGCAGCTCTCTGACGGGAAATGCCTGCGCCTGCAGGTCAAAGAGTGGCGCGAAAAACGCAGCCTGAGCCAGAACGCACTCAGTCACATGTGGTACGCGGAAATCAGCGAATACCTGATTAACTCAGGACGTACCGACGCAACTCCTGAGTGGGTTAAGCGCAACCTCAAAAAGACCTATCTCGGCTGCGAAGAGGTGACCTACACCGACTTCATCACCGGTGAGAAAACCAAAACCTGGGAGCCCCGGCATACCTCCGATCTTGATACCGGCGAAATGCACATCTTTCTGACCAAAGTAGAGGCCTGGTGCGCTCAGTTTGGTCTGGCTCTCACCATTCCACACGGTTGCGAATATCAGCAACTGCAGCAAAAGCAGGAGGCCTGATGAGCAGCCTTCTCGCCAAAGTAATGGAGCGCGGCATCTTCCGCGTGCCGGCGCGCCGCAAGCGCAAAGTCGAAGTTAAGCCATCAGATATCCCCACCTTTCACTATACGGCTCACCTGGCAGATGTCCGCTGGCTGCGCCGCGCTGCCCGGAGGAAAAGCCATGGCTGATTTACGCAAAGCAGCTCGAGGTCGCGAATGTCAGGTTCGCATCCCGGGCGTCTGCAACGGTAACCCTGAAACCACGGTATTGGCCCATATTCGCATTGCTGGATTGTGCGGGACCGGGATTAAGCCGCCTGATCTGATCGCCGCTATCGCCTGTTCATCCTGTCACGATGAAATAGACCGCCGCACGCGCCTGGTAGATGCGGAGTATGCGAAAGAGTGCGCACTGGAGGGAATGGCCCGAACGCAGGTTATCTGGATGAAAGAGGGGCTGATAAAAGCATGAACCAATATCGCATTTCATTACCCTGGCCACCAAGCAACAACCGTTACTACCGGCACAACCGGGGGCGCACACACATTAGCGCGGAAGGGCAGGCATACCGCGACAGCGTCGCCAGAATCATCAAAGACTCGATGCTTGATATCGGCCTAGCCACACCACTGAAAATCCGTATTGAGTGCCACATGCCGGATCGCCGGCGCCGTGACCTGGACAACCTGCAAAAGGCTGCATTCGATGCTCTGACGAAGTCAGGTTTCTGGCTCGATGACCAGCAGGTTGATTATTACAGCGTGAAGAGAATGCCTGTCGTCAAAGGTGGTCGGCTTGAGCTGACCATTACCGAAATGGAGGCCGAATGAGCCGTGACGTTATCGAACGCATCCGCGAACGCTGGCAAAAGCTCCGCCTCTGCCGGCACCGCGGCACCGTACTGGTTGACTACCGCATACTGAGAAATTTCGTCCGTATCTATCAGACCCTGGGAGAGACAGCATGATTAATACCCAATACCTACAGTATGTTCGCCAGCAGCTGATAGTGGCCACCGCCGATCTGAGCGGTGCGACGAAAGGGCAACTGGTAGCCTTTGCAGAAAACGCACAATTCACCGCTACGGCGCGCAGCCGGGGAAGAAAGAAAGTAGCCGACCCGGTAACCGGCCGCATGGTAAACCCATCCAGCCCGCCAATCCCCGGGCAGCAGTCCCGCGCAAAAGGTTCATCAATCGCTCTCGTTCTGCCCGTTGAGTATTCGACGGCCAGCTGGCGCCGGGCTCTGCTGTCGCTGGAAGAGCATCAGAAAGCGTGGCTGCTGTGGAACTACAGCGACAATATCCGCTTTGAATATCAGGTAGCGATAACACAGTGGGCATGGGAAGAATTCCGTGATCAACTCGGCGCTAAGAAAGTGGCCGGCAAGACGATGGAGCGGCTGAAGAAACTGATATGGCTGGCGGCGCAGGACGTGAAAGCAGAGCTGGCGGGTAAGTATGGATATCAGCATCAGGACCTTGCAGCCCTGTGTGGCGTTAAGCCTGATAACTGGTGCCATAACTACGCTGATTACTGGCGGGCTATGTGCGCCATTTTTAAGCGGCTTGATAGCGACTCTCTTCTCTGTGCTGTGAGAACACGATCACAACAAAAAGCGATTTTTTCGCAGCAGGGTCTTGCAAAAGTCAATTAAATACGTCATATTTGAGTCTACTTTGATATGCTGCCTTAACTTTAAGTGGCGGCATGATGAATAAAAAGGCCCTGGCGGAAACGTCGGGGCTTTTGCGTTTCTGGGGGCGGGAAATGTGAAAGATAAACGGGTAGACCGCGTTTACAAGCCACAGTCATGATGTGGCCCCGAGTCTCCTTGAGGGAGCCAGACGCAGGTCCAAACTGCGACATGCCGCTGGTCAGGGTAATCGAGGAAAAGGGTATAACGGTAAAGCAGCGCGAACGCCAGACGCGCACCGGTTATGAGCGGCGATGAGCGACAAGGTCTCAAGGGCATGAGCGCGGCCACTGCGAGAGTGTGGTTGTGTGATCCGGTCAGGGCTCTTGGGTTGAGACGTGCTGCACGACACGTTGACACCCGCCGGTAAGAGCTCTGAACCAGACTGAAGTTACTCAGCAATAAGAAAACTGCATGTCATCATTTGCTTACATCTTATTGACCAGAAAATTAACATCTTGTTAATCTATTCGTGTGGTGAATCCCCCTGTGCGGTGGGGCGACCAGTCACTTACAGTGATCTGTAAATGCAGCGCGGGCCATGTCGGCTGGGACATGCTCACCGGGAGGCACCCGGCACCACGCAGTACTACTAAGACATTTGGTAGTGGGGTTGCTGTTTCGGCTCCTCCATCTATGTTTAAAAGGCAGTAACGGAAAAAGCGAGCGCTCTCCTGGTAAATCGGTAGCTCGGACTATTAGGTGCGCTTTCGTTTGTTACTACCTAGAATGCCTACTTTCTGCCCGTTCCTCTGAGCGGGCTTTTTTTCGCCTGATTAAGGCATTGCTACAAACCATAAGACATTAAAGGGCTGCGCTTTAGCGTGGCCTTTTTTTATTTCAGGGTCGCGGGAATCACCCTCGACGCTTTGTTGGTAAATCAGCCCGACGGCCCTGAATCTTCTACTGACTACAGATAGCACCCCGAACATTATCGGAGGTGAGAGATGCAACGTATGAACCCAACCGATGGTCACAATCTGCCTTACTGGTGGTCAGCCTTGCTTGGTATCTTTTCCGTCCTGAGTCTGCAGGATTATGTCTTCATCATTGGCGCCCTGATCTCTGCCTTCTTCACAATCAAGACGTATTACGCAAAGCGCAAGGAAGAGCGAGAGCGACTTGATGAAGAGAAAAAGCGCACGCAACTGTTGGCCAGTTATCTGGCTGATGTCTCCGCTAAGCCTGGAAGTGACCGCCCGGCTTCAGCCGAAGTGGTAACCGAGGCCTTGAAGCGGATCGCAAGTGATACACAGGGGTGAGCATGACGCCATCAATGAGGAAAAAACTGATTGGCGTGATCGCCGGCGGCGGTGGCGCAATAGCCATTGCCTCTGCGCTCATCACTGGCCCAACCGGTAACGATGGTCTTGAAGGTGTGCGATACAACCCCTATCAGGATGTGGTAGGCGTCTGGACTGTCTGCTATGGCCACACTGGCAAAGACATCATGCTCGGCAAGAAGTACACCGAGGCTGAATGCCGTGCGCTGCTCAGCAAAGACCTGAACACCGTCGCCCGCCAGATTAACCCATACATCCAGAAGCCGATCCCCGAGACAATGCGCGGGGCTCTGTACTCGTTCGTCTATAACGTCGGTGCTGGCAATTTCCAGACCTCCACGCTGCTGCGCAAAATCAACCAGGGCGACCAGAAAGGTGCATGTGACCAGCTGCGCCGCTGGACTTACGCCAAGGGTAAACAGTGGAAGGGCCTGGTAACTCGCCGCGAGATTGAGCGCGAAGTTTGTCTCTGGAGTCAAAAATGAGCCGGTTAACCGCCATTATCAGTGCCATTGTGATTTGCCTGGTTGTTTGCCTTGGGTGGCTGGCAATGCATTACCACAACGCTGCTGCTGAGCAGAAAACCCGAGCCGATGGCGCCGAACAGCAGGTAAACGCAGCGCAGGCGATCACATCCAACGTTTTGGCCACCATGACCATCTTCAACACCATCGCCGAGGCCAATCAGCATGCAAAAGAGCAGATCGCACTGGACGCATCGGGAGCCTCGGCTGATATCCGGGTTGCTGTTGCGAATGATGATTGCACTAATCGCCCTGTGCCTGCTGGCGCAGTTAAGCGGCTGCAGCAATACGCGAACGGTCTACGTCAAAGTGCCGGTGGTCCCGTTACCGGCCAACCTGACGGCTGACACCCCGCAACCGGAAATCCCTGACAGCCTGACGTGGGGCCAGAGCCTGGATTTAAACGTCAGTCTGCTATCAGCGCTCGGGCAGTGCAACCGTGATAAGGCTGACATCAGGCAAGCAGAATCAAAACGTCAGTAGGGCATTACAGAGCCACTTCCAGAGGTGGCTCGATAATGTCACAACGAGGTGAGTCATATGCGCACTACTGGAATCCTAATGGCGGAAATTAAGCTTCGCCCATACATGAAGCCACTGCTCATCCTTTCAGTGCTTTTGCGCTGGGGCTGGCTCACTAAGAAGTGTATCCGGATTGGCCCTGTAATTGGTAAGCATGCGTAATTATAAAGCTCTGCAAATGGCGCCTGAAAAACGCCATTGACAGAGTTTTATATAAGTTTGTTGATGCATCGGTGTCAAAATTACCGAGCAAGTATCTTCGGTTCCCAGAGGATTGTTCTGCATGACTGAAAATGACAATCGCAGACCATACCCTCCCGTCAACTTCACTGGCGAAAACTGGCTGCCGTATACCCGGCTGATCCCTGCTGCCGAAATCGGCGAATGGGTAAACCAGAACATCCTCTCCGAAGAGGGCCGAATCCATAACCCTGACCATACGCACCTGGTCGATGCTGATGTGGCATTCATGTGGGCTTCTGGCTCATTCGCCAAAAGCGGCCGCATTGTGCTTGGTCAGTGTGAGCAGGTAATGATGCGCGCCGGCGGCTGGCAGAAGTCCCGCATGGAACAGCAGATGCATGAATGGTTCGGTCGTATACCGAAGTTCATCATCACTCTGGCTGCCGACTACTGCGAGCAATGCAACGATCTGGAGTTCTGCGCACTGGTAGAGCATGAGCTTTATCACATCGCCCAGGCTACCGATGACTATGGCGCGCCGAAGTTCAACAAAGAGACCGGAATGCCGGTGCTCAAACTTCGCGGCCATGACGTCGAGGAATTCGTTGGAGTGGTCCGGCGTTACGGAGCAAGCAAAGACGTGCAGGAAATGGTGGATGCGGCTAACAGGCCGGCGGAGGTTGCTCATATCGATGTTGCCAGAGCTTGCGGGACGTGCATGCTGAAACTGGCGTGATTTTATACTGCTTTATACGGACGGTGGGTTATGGCTGCACTAAAACCAGAAGTGAGAGCCTTTATCGTTCAAGAGCTCGCTTGCTTTGATACGCCATCCCAAATCGTCGAGTCTGTACAAAAAGAATTCAAGGTTCAGGTGACGCGCCAGCAGGTGGCATCGCATGACCCGACAAAGGTGGCTGGGAAAGGTTTGGCTCAAAAATGGGTCGACCTTTTCAACCGCACCCGTGACCGATTCCTCAACGAAATCTCCGACATCCCGATCGCCAACAAAGCCTATCGCCTGCGCGTCCTGCAGCGAATGTCTACGACTGCCGAAGGTATGAAAAACCTCGGCATGACAGCTCAGTTACTGGAGCAGGCTGCAAAAGAGGTTGGCGACGCCTACAGCAACAAGCAAAAGGTCGAGCTGACCGGCAAAGACGGCGGCCCACTGAATCAGGTGACGTACACCGCTGAAGACTATGCGAAGGCCCAGCAGGAGCTGGAGGGAAGGTTAGAAGGGCTGGACTGATATGAGCGGAATTATCGAATGGGATGACCTGTCATTCCCGGAGCGCGTGATCATCCGTTCAAAGTCCACGAAGTCATTCCTGAACTTCACCCGGATATGGTTCGAGCTGATTCAGGGCGACCGGTTGCTGGTTAACTGGCATCACCGCCTGATGGCTTCGAAAATTGATGATCTGCTTGCCGGGCGCCTTGTCCCGCGAAACCTGATTATCAACATCCCGCCCGGCGGTACAAAAACAGAGTTCTTCTCCATCCACTTCCCGGCATATGTCAACGCCCTGGTGCAGGAGAAGCGGCTCAAACGCTTTCGCAACCTGAATATCTCTTTTGCTGACACGCTGGTAAAGCGTAACAGCCGGCGCACCCGCGACATTATCGCCAGCCGTGAATATCAGGAGTTCTGGCCCTGCTCGTTTGGTGTCAACCAGGCAGAAGAGTGGGAGATAAAGGACGAGCGAGGGCGCTCTATAGGCCAGACGGTATCGCGCTCAAGCAACGGGCAGATCACCGGTGGTCGTGGTGGATACTACGGACCAGAGTTCTCCGGCATGGTGATGCTGGACGACTACAACAAGCCGGTGGACATGCTCAGCGAGTCCCGACGCAAAAGCGCGAATACGCTGCTGGTAAACACCATTCGATCACGCCGCGGCGATAAGTCGAAAGAGCACCCCACTCCGTTTGTGAGCATTCAGCAGCGCCTGCACACCGACGATGCGACGGGCTTCATGCTTGCCGGCGGAATGGGGGTGCCGTTTCACCATGTCGCCATACCGGCCATGATCGACGAGAAGTACATCCAGTCGCTCGATGAGCCATGGCGCTCGCTTTGCTGGGAAACGGTCAAGGATACCGATTCTGTGATCGTTGGTGGCGTTCGCTACTGGTCCTACTGGCCGCAGATGGAAGATGTTAACGACCTCCTGCAACTGTGGGAAAAGGATCGCTATACCTTCCTGTCGCAATACCAGCAAAACCCGATGGCGCTGACTGGCGGGATCATCGACACCAGCTGGTTCAGAACGTACACCACCCTGCCGAAGCTTACGCACCGCGCCGTGTACGTCGATACGAACAGCGGTAAGGTAGAGGACTGGCTGGATTACACCGTGTTTACGCTGGCTGGCATGGGCGTGGACGGGAATTTGTACATCATCGACGTCGTTCGCGGTCGATGGGACCCGGAAGACCTCCTGAAGAAAGCGGAAGAGGTTTGGGAAAAATGGCGCCTCTCTGGCTCCATGCGGGTTATGCCGCTGCGTCATATGGCCATTGAAGAGAAGCAGGCCGGACAGGGCCTCATCACCACTCTGAAAAAACGTAGCCAGACCCCAGGACAACTCGCCATCCCGGTGAGGGAAATTCCGCGCGGCACCGGGCAGAACAAGCTTGTTCGCTGCCTTAACGTCATCCCCCAAATCAAAACCGGAAAAGTGTTCGTCCCCGCGACGCACACAGACGACGGACAGAAGCTTTCCAGCATCTTCTACGAGGACGGCACGATCGCAGGCTCAACGGAGTGGGTGCTGACGGCGATGACGGAATGCGCTGCTTTCTCCGCTGATGACAGTCACGACAACGACGACATCCTCGATACCTGGATGGACGCAATCGACGACAACCTGATTTCCGGCCCGCAGCCGATGGTTATCGACCCGAATCAACTCAGGAGAATTTAAGTGTGGTGGTTTAAAAAGAAAGAAGTCGCCGCGCCTGAGCCGGCAAAAGAACCTGAAGCACCGAAGGTAGGGATCAGGCCCGAGGCCGTGGCCGAAGTCCGCGCATTACCGAAAAGAGAGTTTCAGCGCTACGAGCCGCCGAAAGGGGTGATCCCCGAGGCTATCAAAAGCGCCATTCTGGCAATGGACTCCACGCCTTACGATGATCTCAATGCTGCATATGGCGGTTACGGCTACGGCGACTTTGATAGCTTTCCCGGCTACCCGTATTTGTCCACGCTGGCGCAGAAGCCTGAATATCGCAAGATGGTAGGCACCATCGCGGAGGAAATGACCCGCAAATGGATAAAGCTCAAAACTGTCGGCAATGAAGACAAGGCGGATCGGGTAAAGCAACTCGAAGAGGCCATGAAGCGGTTTAAGGTGCGCGAGCGCTTTAAAGAAGCCGCAGAACACGATGGCTACTTCGGCGGCGGCCAGATTTACATCGACGTTCGTTCGCCGCGGGGAATCTCCGCATGGATGGACGACAACGAGTTGCAATCGAAGCTCTTCATGAGCGACAAGAAGATCACGAAAGGCAGCCTGCAGGGGTTCAGGGTCATCGAGCCTATCTGGACCTATCCGGGGATTTATAACTCCGACAACCCGCTGAGCCCGGATTTCTACAAGCCGACGCAGTGGTTTGTCATGGGACGGACCGTACATGCAAGCCGGATGATTGATTTCGTCTCGCGGCAGGTGCCTGATCTGCTGAAAGCATCGTATAACTTCCGTGGACTGTCTCTCTCGCAGATCGCCGAGCCTTACGTGAATAACTGGCTCCGAACCCGCGACAGCGTAAGCGACATGATTCACTCCTACTCGATACCGGTTTTCGGTACGGACATGAGCCAGATCCTGACAGGTGGCGCAGCGGATACGCTGATTGCCCGCCTGCAGGTGATGAATCAGTGTCGTGATAACCGCGGGGCGTTCGCTGTCAATAATGATAAGGAAAAGCCGGAGACCGTGGAGTTCGTCAGCGCCCCTATCGCCGGCCTTGATGCCCTGCAGGCCCAATCTCAGGAGCACATGTCAGCAGTATCGAGCATCCCGCTCGTCAAACTGCTGGGCATCACTCCAAATGGCCTTAACGCAACGTCTGACGGCGAAATCCGCGTTTTCTACGACTACATTCACGCCCTGCAGCAGTCTGTTTTTAAAGACAACCTGAAGCGCGTGATGGACATCATTCAGCTCTCTGAGTTCGGTGACATTGACGATGGCATAACCTTCGACTTTGAGCCGCTGTACGAAATGAGTGCTAAAGAGCGGGCTGAAATTCGCAAAGTAGACGCGGACACTGACGCTGTCTATGTGGGCGCCAGCGTGCTCTCTGGCAACGAAGTCCGCGAAAAAATCGCCGGTGACCCGGACTCGCCATATCACTCTCTGGACCTGAATGATGACCTCGAAATCGAAGACGACTACGACGAAGAGGAAGAAGCAGACCCTGACGATAAGGGCGGTTCATCCTAACGCTGGCGTCGAAGCATGGTACCGCCGACAGCTTGATAAGCAGGTGCAGGAAATGCAGGCATCTGTTGTCTACTGGCTGTCGGCAAACTATCGGGCCAGCGGCGCGGCTGTCGCCATGGATGCATCACCTGCAGTGATGATGCGTAATGCCATGCAGAAACTGGCTAAGCGCTGGACGCGGCGGTTTGATGACATGGCGCAAAAGCTGGCCGACAGGTTCGCTAACGACGCCATGAAAAACGCGGATGTTTCACTGGCCACAGCCTTCAAAGATGCGGGGTTTACTGTCGAGTTCAAGATGACCTCGCAGATGAATAACGCTCTTCAGGCGACCATCGCCGAGAACGTCGGCCTTATCCGATCCATCCCCGAGAAGTATTTCACCCAGGTTGAGGGGCTGGTTATGCGGTCGGTAGCGCGTGGGCGCGACTTGTCCTATCTCACCGATGAACTCCAGAAGCGATATGGGATTACTCGGAACCGTGCGGCGTTCATAGCGCTTGATCAAAATAACAAAGCCACCTCGGTATTGCAGATAGCAAGGCAGCGCTCCCTTGGCATCGTCGAAGGTGAATGGGAACACTCCGGAGCGGGTAAAGAGCCAAGGCCGGGACATGTAGCTGCAGGAAAACGGAAACAGCGATTTCGGCTTGATAAAGGGTGCTATATCGATGGTGAGTGGATATTCCCCGGGCAAAAGCCAAGGTGCAAATGTACGCATAGGATAGTGATCCCTAATGCGTTCTTGCCCGCAAAGTAAGTAAGCAGCTCATTGTATAAATTTGGGATAGAACATGAAGCCTACAGAGTGCTTAGCTTTCGATCGCGCCTCTGTGCGCACTATCGACGCAAATGGCCGCCTTCAGATTTCACGAACGAATATCAGCAAGGCAAACGTCAACGGATACTACGGACGCGAGATACCAAGAAGCGAAGAGCTTGGACTCGAACCCAACAAACTTTACCGGCTTTGGCGCCACCCGGACGAGCTCCGGAAAGCAGCCAAAACCTTCAATAACATCCCCGTGCTCAGCAAGCACATCCCCGATTTTCCCAATGACCCGCCCAATGAATTTCGTGTTGGCGTGACGCACTCCAATGCGGAGTTTGACGGCACGTATCTCACGGTTGGTATGTCGATCTGGGATAACAGCGCGATTGCTGGAATTGAGAGCGGAGAGCAGCGAGAGCTGTCTGCATCGTACAAGTACGTCGCAGACATGACCCCGGGTGTCACCCCTGACGGCGAGCCTTATGACGGCGTTATGCGTGACATTTTCGGAAACCACGAAGCGCTGGTCCCTGACGGCCGCGCAGGGCCAGATGTACTGGTCGCAGATTCATTACCACCGGAGCTTAATCACATGCGTAAACATAAGGTAGCGGCGATCCGCGCCACCCTTAAGCCACTTCTGGCGCAGGATGCAGATCTGGAGGCAGAAGTCCGCAAAGCTCTTCTGGCTCTTGATGAAGCCGAAAAGGAAGACGAAAAAGAAAACAAACCCGCCGACGACGAAGACGACGATAAGGATAAGAAAAAAACGGCGGACGATGAGGACGACGAAGAAGACAAGGACAAGAAGAAAACCGCCGAAGATGAAGACGATGAAGAAGACGACAAAGTCTCTAAAACGGCGATGGACTCTGCGATTCGCCTGGCAGCCGATAGCGCAACTAAAAAGGCTGCGGAAAACTTCCGGAAAATCCGTGAAGCCGAGCAGGTTGTTCGCCCGCTGATCGGTGACGTCGTTGCCATGGACTCAGCCGAAGATGTCTATCGCACCGCGCTTGAACAGAGCGGTGTGGATATCGCCGGCGTTCACCCGTCCGCTTATCCGGCGATGGTCAAAATGGCGATCAGCCAGAAAGAAAATTCACGCCCTGTCATTGCGCAGGATTCCGCTTCCGTCAGTGAGTTCGAAAAAGCATTCCCGACCGCTGGCAAACTGAAACGAGGTTAACATGGCAGGTTTTCAGACACGAATGAACCAGTATCCGGCCCCCGGAGTCGAAGGGGCCTTTGCTGGCACCAACCCTCACGCGACCTATCAGGCTGGCGAGGGCGCTCTGGTTGCTGGCGAGGACGGCCTGACTGTTGGCCGCTTCGCCTGGGACGTTGACGGTGTGGCTTCCAATGCCGGTAGCGGTGTTCCATCTGGCTTTGTCCATCGTGATGGGCAGGCGTCGATCACCATCTGGCTGGGCCAGGCATCCATGCTTATCCAGCCCGGCCGCGAAATCACCCTGATGGTAGCCGGTGACTTCTGGGCCAAAACGTCAACCGCTGCCACCCGCGGGCAGAAGGTTTTTGCATCCCTGACTACCGGTGAGGTGCAAGTCGCCGCAGCCGGCGCAACCGTGGCCGGTTTTATCGAGACCGCATTCTATGCCGCAAGCGATTGTGACGCTGGCGAGCTGGTAAAAATCAGCACCTGGAGCAAGTAATGAACGAATTTCAGCGACACTACGCCGCAGCCAGCGGGAAATATGGCATTGTGCTGCCCGGCGCTAAGGACTACCTGAAGCCGGAGTTTGCGGAGAATTTCGCGCTGGCGATGGATGCCCAACCGCAAATGGTTACTGCGAATAACGCCGGTATCCCGGCCTACTTCACTAACTACGTCGATCCGGAACTTATCCGCGTTCTCGTAACGCCGATGAAGGCCGCAGAGATTATCGGTGAAGTGAAAAAAGGCGACTGGACGACGCTGACCTCGCAGTTCCCGATCGTCGAGTCGACTGGTGAAACCAGCGCTTACGGCGACTTCAACAACAACGGCATGACGTCCGCCAACGTTAACTGGGTACCGCGCCAGTCGTTCCATTATCAGACTCACACCCGCTGGGGTGAACGCGAGCTGGACATGTACGGCGCCGGGCGTATCGGCTATGCCGCCGAGCTCAACGTGGCCTCTGCGCTTGTGCTGAACAAGTTCCAGAACAAGTCCTACTTCTACGGCATCGCCGGGCTGGAAAACTACGGCCTGCTCAACGATCCGTCTCTGAGCGCTCCGGTGACGCCGGCGGCGACTGGTTCCGGCGGTAGCGTTACCTGGGCAACTAAAGACGGGCAAGCCGTATATGACGACATCTCCGGTCGTCTCTATAAGCAGCTGGTCTCTCAGACCAAAGGACTCGTAGAGCGTACCGATCGCATGGTGCTCGGTATGTCGCCGGAAATGGAAGTCAACCTGACCAAGACTAACCAGTACAACGTGAACGTCACCGATCAGCTGAAGAAAAACTTCCCGAACATGCGTATCGAAACCGCTGTTGAATACAGCACGGACGCAGGCGAGCTTGTGCAGCTGATTGTTGAGCGTCTGGGTGAGCAAGACACCGCTTACGCAGCATTCACCGAGAAGATGCGCGCTCACGCTGTCGTGGTGGAAGAGTCTTCCTGGCGGCAGAAAAAATCCGGTGGCACCTGGGGTGCAATCATTCGTCAACCGCTGGGCATTGCCAGCATGATCGGGGTGTAACATGGCCGAAACAGTAACTGTAGGATGCAAACTGCCGAACGGCCTGATCCTGGAGCAGGGCGGGTACAAAGTGGAGCTTAACGGCTCCAACTCCTCTCTCGTTTTCGGCGGCTACGGCCTGACCGAAAACGTGGACAAGGAAGCGTTTGAAGCATGGATGGCAGTACATGCTGATCAGCCATACGTTCGCAAAGAGCTAGTGTTTGCCCAGGCGAAAACCAGCAGCGCCCAGGCGAAAGCGAATGAAAACGCTTCGGAGAAAACTGGTCTGGAAGGTCTGGATCAGAACAACCCGGCTCCGGGCATTGAGAAGGCGGACAAAAAATAATGGCGATCGTTGTCTTTGATGTTGCCGCATTTCGTGAGCGTTATCCGGAGTTCGATGCCGTAAGTGGAACGCTGCTTAATGCGTACTTCACGGAGGCAACGATTTACCTTGATAACACTGACCGCAGCCTGGTTGAGGATGTTGCTGTCCGTGCCGTCTTCTTGAATATGCTGGTTGCTCACATCGCGGCTTTGAATTCAGGCGTAAACGGCGAGAAGGCTTCTGGTCTGGTAGGTCGGGTGGCAAGCGCATCAGAGGGGTCTGTATCGGTTTCGACTGATGCGGGGCCTTCCAGCGCGTCATCGTGGTGGTATCTACAGACACCATACGGCGCTGCTTACTGGCAAGCTACGGCCCCTTATCGCACAGTGCGATATGTTCCTGGGTCTTCCCCTTCAATGTACCCGGGCCATTATAACCGTCGTTCATTCATCCGGAGGTAGCTATGGATGGGATGTCAGGCGGCGATAAGCTGATGGAGCACCTGCAGTCGATCGCAAAGGGTCTGTCCTCTGGCGATGATTTGAAGGTGGGGTTCCTTGAGGGGGCTAAGTACCCAGACGGGACGCCGGTAGCACTTGTGGCAGCCACTAACGAATTTGGCGGCACTGTAAAAATCCCGGCGCATACCCGGGATTTGAACTTTTACGTTCGCCGTGACGGCGTTTCGCGCTTCGCAAAGCCATCAAAGGCCAATTTCGCGCAGTCAGTAATGATACCCGAGCATATCGTTACGATCCCATCCCGACCGTACTTCAGGAAGACCATTTCTGAACATGGTCCGGAGTGGGGCGGAGAGCTCGGGAAGCTAATGAAGGCAAACGATTTTGACGCCCGCAAAAGCCTGGCGCTGATGGGGGAGCGGATCAAGGGGCAGATTCAGTCGTCAATCATCGCCTTTTCTGAGCCGCCGAACGCAAAAAGCACGGTCGACAAAAAAGGGTTTAATGACCCGTTAATCGACTCGGCCCACATGCTGAACTCGGTCGACTACGAGGTGAAAGAGTGAATCTTCATTCCATAGTGCGAAGCGCCATTAGCGCGGTTAATCCTCGCGTCGAGGCGCAGATTTACCGCTCGATCGGACCAATCAAAAACCCGGATTACTCGACTTCTCCGGGCTTCGCGCCGCCGGTAACGATGATGGTGCAAAAGCAGGCGCTGAGTCAGGCTGATATCAGGCACATGGATAACATGAATATCCAGGGTGTGCTGGTCAGTATCTGGACGGATGGCAACTGGTGCGGGATTAACAGGGATCGGCAGCAGGGCGGCGATAAGTTCGTTATCGGCAATGAAACGTGGCTGGTCGTGGATGTGCCTGAAATCTGGCCGGACTGGACGAGGGTTATCGCATGTCAACAATTGACGTAGGCCTGCAGGTCACTGAAAGCGATCTGTTTAAGGCGACTGGCGATTTCCTTTCTGTCCTCTTCCCGGATTCAGAGATCACGCAGACTCAGCAAAATCAGACCCCCATGCCGAAAGGCGGTTTCATTACCATGACTCCGCTTTTTCTGACTGACCTCTCAACCAGCGCTGTCAATTACGAGTATGGCGGCGTGAGTGATTACGGGAGGGCAGAACTTCGCCGCGTTGATGAATGGCAATGTCAGCTCGATTTCTACGGAGATCAGGCGCAAAACAATGCCACCATCTTTTCGCGCATTGCCCGTTCCGAATTCGCATGCACCTGGTTCAGGGAAAACGCGAATGTCCTGGTACCGCTTTATTCCGGCCCTCCGCGGCAAACATCGATGATCAACGGCGAGAAACAGTGGGAATCCCGCTGGACGCTTGAATTCCACGCAAACCCGCTGATTGTCGTCAGCGTTCCTCAGCAGTTTATGACAGGCGCAGATGTGATATCGCAGCCGGTCGACGTGAGATTTCCTCCGGAGAAATAATAAATGGCAATTTCGCTATCAAAAATCGCCCAGATGCTTCCCGGCGTACTGAAGGCGACAGGGACAGCTATTGATCTCAATGGCCTGTTCCTGACCGACAGCGCATACGCGCCGGTTGGTGCAGTACCCTCATTTTCCAGTGCGGATGAGGTAAAGGCGTACTTCGGCAGCGCGTCGATTGAGTACACCGCCGCGGTGCTGTATTTCGCCGCATTCACCGGTAAAACACAGATGCCTGGCAAGCTGTATTTTAGCCGATTCAATACTGCAGCAGTGGCGGCATTCCTTCGTTCCGGATCGCACGCCGCGACCACGCTGGCACAGCTCAAGTTGCTTTCGGGTACGCTGACTCTGACCGTTGACGGCACAGAGGAGACTTCTGCGGCTATCAACCTAAGCGGAGCCACCAGTTTTGATAACGCGGCAGAGTTGATTGAAACCGGCATTGGCTCCTCGGTTGTTGTGACCTGGGATAGCGTGCTGAAGAAATTCATCATCACCTCTGCCACCACAGGCGTGGATAGCACCATTACCTTTGCCGATGAAGGTACGCTGGCCACAGGTCTGAAACTGACCGAAGCGACCGGCGCGGTGATCTCTCAGGGGGCGGCGCCGGCAGTGGTTGACGATATCTTTACTGCCATTCTGGCCAAAGAGCAGGACTGGGTAACATTCTCCACGACGTTCGCTGTCACCAAAGACCAGGCTAATGCGTTTGCGCTCTGGGCAAACAGCCAGAACCACCGCTTTGCCTATGTCCCTTGGGACGCATCAGGAACGGCAATCGTGGCTGGCAGCTCTAATGCTCTGGTGTACGACATTATCAACACCTACGCCTATAACGATACCTGCCCGGTGTATGGTTACCCGAACCACGCAGCAAATGCTATGGGGTTTGTGGCCGCGCTGAACTTCACGCAGGCCAATGGGCGCTGTTCGCTGAATGGTCGTCAGGTGTCCGGCCTGCTGCCGATGATCAGTAACGATACTGATTATGAGGCGGCCAAGGCCAACGGCTATAACTTCTACGGCAACTATGCCTCGAATGCGGTCGAAACCAACCAGTGGGCGCCCGGCTCTATTACTGGTGATTACGCCTGGCTTGACGCATGGGCCGGTCAGGTATGGGTAAATGCTCAGCTTCAGGCGGCACTTGTTGCGCTGTTCCAGCAGGCGAGCAATCTGCCCTACGCAGCAGCCGGAAAAGCTCGCATTGAGTCGTGCATGAAGCCGACCATTGAGCAATTCAGGGCATGGGGTGGCATGACGGCGGGAACCGATCTTGACCAGTCGCAGATCGACCAGATTAACGCCATCGCTGGCGTCGATGTTACGGATTCGCTTCTGGCTGAAGGGTATTACGTCTATATCGGCCCGTTCACCCCGGCAATGCGCGCCGCGCGTACCAAGCCAACGGTTTACTTCTGGTACACCGACGGCGGGATCATCCAGGGTATCACCGTTAACAGCGTGGAGGTGCAGTAATGGCCGGTCAAAATATTACGTCGGCAGACGCCATCATTGAGCTGGTAATCGCTGAACTCTACCCATCTGGGTTTAACCTGGAGCAGTTCGAAGCGCAAAACATCTTCGAAATGGGTGATACCGACACGGCAGAGTACCAGCGTACTGCTGACGGTAAACTGCTGGGTGGTTTTATTTATGGTGATCTGCCGTGGACATTCCATCTGGCGGCATCATCCCCGTCGATTAAGTACATCGACAACTGGCAAACCACTCAGATGACCACGCGGTCTGTGCTGCGTGTCAATGGGACGGTGATCCTGCCATCGCTGGGCAAAAAGTACATCATGACCAACGGCATCCTGCAGCGCGCGCGCCGTATGCCGTCTGCCGGCCGTGTGCTTCAGCCGGTAACTGGGCTTATCCAGTGGGAAACTGTCACTCCGGCAGACTACTCAGCGTAAAAAAATCAGCCCGGCTAGGTCCGGGCTTTTTTATACCCGCAACAAATCGCGCACTCGCGTGCGTCTTCCCACAAGAGCTTTCCGTAGTGTGAGTCTGAGACAGGGCGGTGGATTTCATCGTTCCGCTCTTGGCCGCCCACGTCTACGCGAGCAGGCTCACACCACAGAAAGGTAAACACGATGAAGTATCCAACCGTATCAGTAAACGGCGTCTCTGTTCGTGTCGACAATGAGGGACGCTATAGCCTTAATGATCTCCATGCGGCCGCCGTGGCGAATGGGGAGGCTACAGAGTCCCAGCGCCCAAGTGTATTCCTCAGAAGCGCCCAAATAAAACGCTTCATCAAGGCGCTTCAATCCAAAGCACTAAAAAGTGCTTCGGAACAAAATCAACCGCTTAAGGTGATAAAAGGCGGCTCTGAATCAGGAGCGTGGGGCGTCGAGCTACTTGCCATTCGCTACGCCGCCTGGATTAAGCCGGAGTTCGAAATTGAAGTGTATGAGGTATTTCGAACCGTTGTACGTTTGGGGATCGGCGCCATGTCCAGGCTGAATAAAATCGACCATATCATCAACACTGAAACCAAAGCGATTAGTCAATGCGCAAGCCAGATGGCCAGGTGGGGAGTAGGTGGCCGCAAGAAATTGCTCCACGCAGCACGCGAGCGTGTAGCTGATGAGGTGCAGATGTATTTGCCCGGTATCGCATGAATGCAAACGGCCCACTACGGTGGGCTTTTTTATTGCCAGATAACTCATTCAGGAAACAAAAATGGCTCGTAAAAGCATCGTATTCACGGTTGAAGCAGATAACCGTGACAAGGGTAAGCAGTTCAAAATCACCGAAATGCCGGCGAGAAAGGCCGAAGAGTGGGCGATCCGCCTGGCGTGTGCCGTAATTGGCGCCGGCGTTACCGTTCCCGACAATATGATGATGGCCATCAGTGCTGCGGTGGCGCCGGCCCCAGCCGAGGATAACGCAGAAGCTCGCGAGCTGTATGAAAGCGTGATGGCCAGCGGCATGGCAGGTCTCGCTCAGTGGGGTATTACTTCACTGGCTAAAGTTCCGTTCGCACAGTCTAAGCCTCTGCTTGATGAGTTGCTTGGCTGCGTGAAATTCCTCGGGGGTAACGGTATCGAGACAGCGCTTGTTGACGAAGGGCAGATCGAAGAAATTAGCACCTGGTCGCGCCTGAAAATCGAAGCCTTCAAACTCCATATCGCTTTTGTAGCAGCCACCGCAAGTTAGAAATCCCCTTATCTGTACCGGAAGACTCAGATCGCGGCTTCATACAGTATGCGAATGTACCGCGCACCATCGCCGCGGTGATCTCCGGGAAAATGGCGACACTCCACGAACTGGACACCGTATACAGCGTCCAGGATATGTGGTGGCTGATTGAAATAATGACCGTGGATAATACCAACAGAGCCATAGCAGCGGAGAGTGATCATGGCAGCAACGGTAATTGATGCCCTCCTGGTTACGCTGGGCCTTGATACTTCTCAGTTCCGCAAAGGCCAGCAGGAAGTCAGTGACGACCTGAAAAAGCAGCGCGAAGATGCCAAAAATACCGCTAAGGAAATGGCGGAGCAGGGCAAGAAAGCCGCTTCGTTCTTCAGCAGCATAAAGACTGAATTGCTGGCACTGACTGGCGTTACTGTCACTGCCGGCGGCCTGATGAGCTTTGTGAAAAGCACCACTTCCGGCCTGATGGATTTGTCGATCCAGTCGAAAGCGCTGGGGCTATCGGCCCGTGAGCTTGACGGTTGGTCAAAGTCAGCAGAGGCAGCGGGGAGTTCAGCTGAGAAGATAAGCGCTTCTCTGCAGGGATTTCAGGGCGCCATACAGGGTGCCAGGGTCGGCGATTACAGTAGCTCTATTTTTGGTGGTCTGGCGCAATTAAATGCGCTGACAGGCCAGAATTTTGACGTGTGGGGACAGGACGCCAGTTCTCTGGCCAAAACATCCCTTGATGCGCTACGGAAAATCAGCGATCCAAACCTTCGCCGGCAGGTCGGGTTAAGTCTTGGATTTGATGATGCAACCTTGCAGCGTAATCAGGAAGGGAAATTCCTGCCTGACGTTGATCGCCTGACCAAAAGCTCCGGCATCACAGACGCCTCAACCAAAGGCGCAAAGGAATTTACAGCTGCATGGGCGGAGCTGGGCCAAAATCTCGACACGGTAAAAAACCAGATTTACGTGGGCTTGATACCAACCATTCGCGATCTGAATGGTCTCCTCATAGAGTGGTCGTCTGGTAACGCAAAATCCTCTTCATTCTTCAAAGAGCTGAAGCGGGACATTAACGACATTACTGGTATTGACCTTGGTAGTTGGACGCTATCAGGCGATCTGCGCAACCTAAAAGATAACTTTTCCATGCTCGGAAAAGTGCTCAATCACCTGGGTAACGCTTTAAACGAGCTCAATAACGGCAACTTCTCCAAGGCTGCCGATGAGTTTAAAAAGGCGTGGTACGGCACTGAAGACGGAAAGCCTACCGGCAATGATGCGCTGCCCGGAGTGACGAAGGCGGCCGAGCAGGCGCTGAAGAAAAACGGCGGCACGCTGGATTTTAAACCTGATCAGGACTCTGCGTATCTAAGCCCGCAGCAGCAGGCAACACAGAAAATGCTGGATGCAGTTAAGTTTCAGCCGCTTCCTGAACAGCGCAGGCAGCAGCAGGATGAAAGAGACTATTGGGAAAGCACCAAAAATCTCCTTTCAAAAATCGCTGATGCCCTGATCTCTCCAGCTGGCGCGGCAACAATGCAGCCAGATACCTCGGGATACCAGCCAAACGTCCCGCTTAACGCGCAGGCCGCTCGCCTTGGCGCCAAAGGAAAGGCATTTCTTCAGGCGATGGCTGGCGAATTCGGGGCGCTGGAAGGTAAATATGGACTCCCCGCCGGGCTGCTGTCTTCGGTGGCTGGCACTGAATCAGGTGGCGACCCGTTCGCAGTATCCCCCAAAGGGGCGAAAGGCCCATTCCAGTTTATGGATGGAACTGCCAGAGACTTGGGTTTGAAAGGGATGGACGTTTATGACCCCCACAAGTCAGCTGATGCCGCTGCAAGATACCTGCGCTATCTGCTGGATGCTACTGGTGGCGATCTGGAAAAAGCTCTTGCCTCCTATAACTGGGGGCTCGGAAACGTCCAGAAGAAAGGCATGGATAACCTGCCGTCGGAAACTCGCAATTACGTCCCTAAAGTCATGGCCGGAATGCGTCCCGGCGCCGGGATGGCCGTAGACCGCGCGATGCCCGGGCAGTCCGGTGCGACTTATCAGTTTTATGGCACCAAAATCACCACCCAGGCCCAGAACGTGGAACAGCTTACCAGCGACATCAAAAAGCACGGCGACAACCGTGTCATGCTTTTGGCTGGCTACTCAGGACAATAACTCATGTCGTTTTCTCTGAATGTCTCTACAGTGCTATCCGCCATTCAGGGAGGAAGCCTGTTATCCGTCCTTAACAGCGCCCTGTCGCCAACTTACCGGATCACCTATAACACCGTTGACGAGTCGCTTTTGACGGCTGCAGCCGGTCAGGAGGTTTTCTCTCCGTCTGGCTGGGTTAGCGTTGATCGCTACGGTGATGCGGCGGTGACTAAGGGTCCGGTGGAAAAGGGCAGGTACACGTCCTACAACAAAGTGAAACAGCCGTCTGAACTGAGGATCATTTTTGCCCTTGAGGGGTGGACGGCTTTTTCTGGTTCACTTCCTAACCTGACCAATTTCTCTTTGCTGAGCCGGAACAATTTCATTCAGAAACTGGATGAGATGAAAAACACGGCCAGCACCTACAACATCGAGACACCGGACACGGTGTATTACAGCTACGATCTTACCCACTTCGATTACTTTGTGGGTTCGTATCGCGGGCAGACGTTGTTGATGGCGAACTGCACTTTCGAGGAGATCATGGACGGCGGGGAAGTCATGCTTTCAAATGCTGTTATTGAAGGGCCGCCGACCAACAACGCAAAAACCAACAATGGCGCCGCAGCATCAACGCAGGTGATCACCGGGGCAACGAAAGAGGTGACATTGAGCGATGTTAAGAATGCCTGGTCAAGTGCAGACACAACCTTATCAGACTCTCTACAGACGACCGGGGCTGCGATTGTGTCCAACGTTAACTCGGCGGCCGAGTCGGTCTCTAAGGCGTGGGACAGCTCTTCTACTGCAGTTTCTAAGCAGATAAAAAGCACCGTCTCCGACTTTCTGGAAAAGGTGATGTGACATGCAGGAAATTAGCTTATCACCGTCACTATCTCAAAAGGTCTATGTCACGCTTGGCGGCCAGAACTGCGCGATCAAGTTACATCAGCGTTCAACCGGGTTTTACGCCGATCTGTATGTCGATGACAAGCCGATATTTCAGGGTGTTCTCTGCCTGAACTGCGTTTACCTGGTTCGGTATAAATATCTGGGGTTCAGTGGCGATCTGGTTTTCGTTGACTCAAAAGGTACAGCCGATCCTTATTACGACGAAATCGGCACCAGATTCAAGCTGTATTATGCGACGAGCAGTGAGGTCGGCAGATGAGTTACAAGGAGAGAGAACTTACCGTATCGTTCACGCTGGCCAACGGTACGTTTGACGGTGGCATTGGTAACACGCTGACGGTTAAAGGCTTCAAGTGTGAAGCTGCTATATCTGCCTTTGGCGGCGCTACAGGCACAATGATGGAGCTAAGCCTGTGGGGCCTGTCGCTGGAGAACATGGCCAAGCTGACGACCAACGCGCAAAAAATAATCGCCGCCGAGCAAAATGCTATCGTCGTTTATGCTGGCGACACCCGTGTTTTTTCCGGGTCAATAACATCAGCCAGGATTAACCTGAACCAGATGCCGGATGCGCCGATTGAGATAACCGCGGCGGCCGCCGGCAGGGAGCGCCTGATCCCCTGTGAGCCCACATCCATTCGCGGCGATGCGGATGTGGCTGATATGATTCGCGCTCTTGCCTTTAAAGTTGGCCTGAAATTCATCAATGTCGACGTCAAAAGCACCGAGCGCAACCCGGTATACAAAGGCAATGCTATAAAGCAGATCATTGAAATAGCAGCTGCGCATAAAATAACGGTAAATATTGATTTTGGCACCGTCACTATTTACACCGGGAAGAAACCCTCTGACTCTGTCGTTCCATATGTTTCTCCATCAACAGGGCTTATTGGGTATCCGATTTTTTATGACATGGGGATTAACTTTCGCTGCATTTACTCTCCATCTCTGAAACTGAATACCAAAATCATCCTTGAGACTGACCTGCCGCACGCAAGCGGGGAGTGGATTATTCAGGCAGGAACTACTCATTATCTTTCCTGTAAAGTTCCCGGTGGCCTGTGGGAAACGTTCGTTGTGGCCGCGCCTGGGTATCTTGTAAAAGAGGATGAAAATGCTAACTAACCAGACCCCTGAGAGTGTGTCATCGCAGGGTAACGCCATATTATCGCTGCTACATTCAGCGCTGAAAGGAATGACGTTTGTTGATATTGTTCTGGTTAGGGAGGTTGAAGGCGATGTGTTGACCGTTCTCCCCCTGGTTAATGATGTAGACGTTTCAGGCCGGGCCATTGCCAATCAGGACGTTTACCAGATCCCATACCTCAGACTTCAGGCGGGAAACAGCGCGGTAAAAATGGAGCCAAGGCCAGGAGACATTGGTCTGGTTGTTATCTGCGACAAGGACACCACGAACGTTAGGGAAACCAGATCAGGGGGGCCCGCACCAACTCAGCGCCGCCACTCGTATTCCGATGCGATGTACATAACCGCAATAGCCAGCATGAATGGGGAACCTACTGAATTTGCTGAATTTACTGGAAGTGGCATAAATATAAAAAGCCCTGGCGTGGTTAACATCAATGGCTTGAAAGTCCACTCAGATGGCAAACTTGAGCTTGTCGATGGCTCTATCGTTGATGGGCATGACCATGGCGGGGTAATATCAGGGGGAAGCCGAACCGATCCCCTGGAGCCGTGATGAAAAAATTAATAGTCATTTCAGCATTTATCCTTTTTGCCTTATCTCCGCCAGCCATATCAAAGCAGATAACATCACATTTAAAAATGGTTGATGGCTATTTTAATGGAATTCTCACGGCAAATGATGACGAGCCGATATGGTTTGGTATCTTAGAGTTTGACTTTTTGGGCAGCCAGCACCTAACCTGCAGAATGGACTCAATGCATACCTCCGGAGATGCACCGGACAGGATGTCGTCAGTTAACTACCGTTGCCAAAACGGGTTTTCTGTCCAGCTATCAAAAAAAGAAAATGAAAGGTACGCTACTTTAAGCCTACAAAACATAAACTTCGACAGTGGCGATGAAAGGCAGTTAGGTAGTTACAAGGTTACCTCTTCAATCCCTTTAACGATGATTGAAAATAATAAATATAATGATGATTTGTTCAATAAGAGGAACGCCGAGAGGGAGCGATGGATAAAGGAAAATACTGTTGACGTTTTTTCAGCGTGCGACATTATTATGTCATCCCACCTTCTGGCTTATCAAATGGTAAATACTGGAACACAAAATAACAGCGCAGGCAGGAATGAAATAAGGGATGCGCTGTCAAAACTTTACCCAAAAAATGCGGATGAAATGGCTCAATCCTTTATAAGCTTTCACTCTGGAGACAAAGAGCCTTTCGGGATGCCGCTTACATTTGGAGTTAAGGGGCGCATGATTAAAATGTGCATGGATCAGCCTGGTGATTACATTCCTGAGTTTGGCTCGCTGGTCATGTCAGGTAAAATATTCAGATAAAAATCTCTTATTTATAAACCACAGTAATTAAACAATAGACCTCGCTTCGGCGGGGTTTTTTTATGGGCGAAATCCATGAAAACAATCTCTCTCAAACTCGATCCCGACACCTGGGATCTTGTCCTTGATGAGCTGGGTAATATCGCCACGGTTGAAAATCCCTACGCCTGCGCTCAGGACGTAGCGACGGCATGCCTGGCTATACGCGGCGAGTGCATTTACGAAAAAGACACCGGCGTTAATTACAAAGAGCTGCTGAACGTTAAGGCCAGCACCGGCGCCATGGCGGCCGCGCTTCAGGTTGAAGCGTTGCGGATGAGCTATATCGCGCGCGCTGAGCCGACGCTGATTAACAACCGCGATACGCGCCGCACTACCGGCGTTATTGCGATCGTGGATACCAACGGCCTGGATTCCAGCGTCACCCTGTGAGGAAAAAATGACGACAATCTCTACGGCGGTACCGGCCGTGACCTTTTCTACCACTGGCCTTGATGTTCCAGATGAGGGAGACATTCTTGCCGGGCGTATAGCAGATATTGGTTCTGCATTCGGGACGGCGATGAGCACGAACCTCAAGACGCCGCAGGGGCAACTGGCTGTCACTGATACTGCAATCATCGCCGACAAGAACGATCAGCTTCTGGCTATCGTCAACAACATGAACCCGGACTTTTCCTCCGGCAGATTTCAGGATGGCATCGGCAGGATTTACTTCCTCGATCGCATTGCTGCTGCGGGTACGGTTGTAACGGCCACATGCTCCGGCGTACCGGGGACGGTGATCCCGGCACAGTCCTATGCAACCGACGATAACGGTTATATGTACGTGTCACTGGCTGCAGGAACGATAGGCGCCGACGGGACGGTAAAGATCGAGTTCCAGAACCTGACTACCGGGCCGATAGCTTGTCCCATCGGTACCCTGACAAACATCTATGTCGCGGTAAGTGGCTGGTCGAGTATCACCAACGAGACCGCGGGTGTACCGGGCTCGAATGTTGAAGGGCGATCTGCATTTGAGTATCGCCGTCGCCAGTCAGTGGCACGTAACGCCTTTAACACAGCAGCGGCTGTGCGAGCTGCTGTCCTGGAAGTCGACGGGGTGCTTGATGTTTATGTGATCGACAACAAAGAGCCCACTTCCGTCGACAAAGGTTCCACGAATTACACGCTGCTGGCCAGCTCGATTTATATCGGGGTTTATGGCGGGGCAGTGGCAGACATTGCAGCGGCCATCAATAAAAAACTTCCCCCGGGCACCGTTATGAACGGTGACACCACCGGGACCGTGCAGGATACCGAAAATTATGACGCCCCTTATCCGGAGTACACCTACAGGTGGAAAACGCTGGATGCGGTGAGCGTTCATATCAAAGTGGAATACGAAGCGAATGATGGGCTTCCGTCAGATATCAACGCGCAGATCAGAACGGTCGTCCTGAATGCCTTTACCGGCGCAGATGGCGGTACCCGGGCGCGTGCCGGCGCGCGAATTTATGGCAGCCGCTATATCGGACCCATTCAGGCGCTTGATGCACAGAACATGAACGTGCTTTCGGTCCAGATCTCTCTGGACGGAACCACCTGGTCTAGTGCGCTGACCATGGGGATTGATCAGGAACCGACCCTCGATACGACAAACATCATAACGGAGGCGGTAAGTGAATAATGTCGACTGGACGATCTACGCGCAGTACGTGAACTCAACCAGCCTGCGGTCACTGATTGACACCTTTAACGCTTCTGTAGCGCCAGAGGACTGGATAGACACGTTCTATGACCTCGTATTCAACATCGAGACCTGCGGCGATTACGGTCTGATGTGCTGGGGTAAAATCGTTGATGTAGAGCGTTTGCTGACTGTGACGCCATCCCAGCAGTTTCTGGGGTTTGGCGAAGCGACCAGCACCCCGGCAGAACTCACCGACCCGCAACCCTTTAACCAGGCGCCTTTCTATACCGGCGTGCAGGACACGAACACTGTGGTCCTGACCAATGAGGCATACCGTAAGCTGATCATGTGCAAAGCGATGGCGAACATCAGCGACTGCACCGTGCCGGTCATGAATCGCATGCTGATGTACATGTTCGGCGCCAGCGGGCGAGCTTACGTGCGTGACGATGGCAACCATGTCATGAGCTACGTATTCGAGTTCCAGCTTTCCGATTCTGAGCTGGCCATAGTGCAAAGCTCCGGAGCACTTCCTTCCCCGCCTGGGGTAAAAGTAAACATCGTTCAGGAGGTCTGAATTGAACAATTCAGCCATGCCGTCACGTCTGACGGTTGTTTTTTCTGCGAGTGGTGACAAAAACACGATCCCGGTAAATTCCACCCCTGAAACGTTAGCTGATGGCCTTGCCGCGATGGACTCAGGATTTCCTCCGCTTACCCGCATCGCTCTATCTGCTGGCGGTAAGCCGCCAAAGGGGCAGGATTTTAATGGGATTTTTAATGATGCCTATACTCGACTGCAATGGGAGCAAGCCGGAGGTTTCTATACATTCGACTCTGCATTTTCGGCAGCTATCGGTGGATACCCAAAAGGCGCGATTCTTATCAATTCAGCCAGGGATGGATTCTGGCAAAGCACTATCGAAAATAACACGACAAATCCTGATGCTGGCGGTATTGGATGGATTAATTATTCATCCGGACGACTCCTGAACGTGCAGACATTTTTATCATCCGGCACTTATACGCCAACCCCTGGTGCTAAGTCGGTTGTTGTTGAAATGGTTGGCGGTGGTGGTGGGAGCGATGCTGCCCCAGCCACTGGAGCGGGGCAGGTGTCAATAGTTTCAGGTGGTGGGGCCGGGTCATATGCTAAGGGTAGATTTTCAATAAATTTCACCAGCATTAGCATCGTTGTTGGCGCTGGCGGGCAGGGAGGCACCGCAGCATCTCCGGTTGGCTCTGTTGGTGGTTCAAGCTCATTTGGATCGCTAATGGTTGCGCCTGGCGGAACAAGAGGGCCGTCTGCCGGACCAGCAAATCCACCTTTTCTACCTCAGGGTAATGTCGCATCAAGCGCTCCTTCCGGTGCCAATATCATAGGCTCTCCAGGAGCCCCATCCACACCTGCATACGCTAACGCAACCCAGTCATTCCTCGGATCACCTGGGGCAAGTAGCGTTTTTGGAGGCGGGGGATGGGTGCCATCATTTGGAGACCCGGCTATTGATGGGCAGGCATATGGTTCAGGCGCATCTGGTTCTTCACAAGGACCATCCTCTCCAGCAGTAAATGGCGCCAAGGGGAAAGAAGGCATCGTGATAATTTATGAATATTCATGAGAATAAAAAATGACAATCACCGAAACGCAAAAAACTGCTCAATTAGCAGCAGATGCCGCCGTTAGTGCCGCAGAAGCCAAACAATACATGCTGGAGGCTGAGCAAGGATATCAGGATACTAGTGCTGCAGCCCAGCAAGCCCAGGATGCAGCTGGATCAGCTCTTTTATCCAAGCAGAGCGCGGCTACATCAGAAGAAAATTCACTGCAATATGCAACAGAGGCGGGAGTTGCAAGAGATGAGGCTGTAACAGCAGCATCTAATGCCTCTGACTACGCACAGAATAAGTTCACGTTCTATAAGACTGCCAGTGATCCTGATGGAACAATTGCCGGGCTGGCAGCAACGAATGACGGCCAGTCGTTCTGGGTAGCCCAGGGCCCAGATGCGCTTTCCGCTGCATGGCAGTATCAAAACAAAGCAGGCGTGGCCGTATTGCAGGCGAAGCAGCCAGGCACAGCGGCTATAACCGGGACCATACGCGAATTCCCTACGCTGGAGACTGCACAGGCTGATGCAGACGCTGGAAATATTCCGGTGGGGTCAACAGCGTATTACCGAAGTTCCGGTGATGACGATCTGTCCGTAGAGGTTATCAATAACGCCGGCACACTGGAGCCCACCGGGCGGAAAATGCCGTCACAGGCATCTGTCGATGCTGCATCAGAGAAGGCCACTCTTGCTCTTGAAAGCGTGCCTGTTGAAAGAGTCCCCCCCGAACTGGTACCTGTGGTTCAGGACTCGGTAGGGAAGGTGGCCTTGTGGCTTGAAGACGGAGATTTAAATGGCAAAGGGGGATCGCGTGGATTTGCGGATAAATCTGCTGCTGCCAGCAGCATTGTAACGGGAATTTCTGAAATGGTACCTTCGGAATCGGTAACCCCCCAACTGGTTCCAGTTGTGCAGGATGCGGAAGGAAAAGTTTCTATTTGGCTGGAGAATGGAGATCTGGCAGTAAAGGGAATTTCTGATGATACCTCTGATAAAGTTGCGACATCGGGAACAATTTTGCCTGAAAAAGTTGCAATGCTCCCCTCAGAGGAAGTAGCCCCTTCTCTAATACCTTTGGTGCAGGATGCCGATGGCAATGTTTCGCTCTGGCTGGAAAATGGTGATTTTGTTGCGAGGGGGTTGGGATCATCCCTGATAGATATTATCTCTGCAGCACTTTCTGGTGTTTTCCAGAAACCTCTTAAATATACGGATGCAAGGACCGCGTGGCGATGGAGAACGGCGAAATCAAAATACAAATTATCAGTTACATCAAAATTAAAGGTCGGTTTTACCGGTGACTCATGGACCGAGAAAAAAGCCATCCCGCAGATGATGGCGAACATCCTTTACTCTGAATACAGCAAAGCTGGCGAAGGCTGGATAAATTTTGCGTCGGCTAACGGCGACACCCTTAACGGTATGTCGTTCAACATTTCCGGCTGGACGACATATGATGCTTCAGAGACAACCGTAGCGCCGACGTATGGCTGCGCTCTCGATGGCCTGTGCCTCTATGCAACCGGCACGGCTGCCAGGATTACGCTTAACTCTGTTAGTGCCACCGGCCTGTCAATTTATTACAAAGACACGCTCGGAACGTTTCGCTACACCATTGATGGTGGCACCCCGGTTGTTGTCACTGGCGCTGGGACAGGCAACGTGACTAAAGTGGATATTACCGGGCTCAGCTCCTCAGGAACCCATCAGCTGGTCATCGACCTAACCGGCAACGTTGACACAGTGGTTATTTACGGCGTCTACGCCACTATCTCGTCAAACGGCGTAGAGATTCAGAAGTTCGGAAACGCAAATATAACAGCTGATGGTTATACAAAAGTACTTTCGTATATTCCATATTTTGCCCAGCAATTGAACCCTGACATCATTTTCATGATTATTGGGACGAACGATTATCGCCTTGGGAGGACGCTTTCTAACTTCTATACAGCGCTAACATCCTGGGTGCAGACCTATAAAGCAGCGCTACCGGACGCGTGTCTGGTGCTGATCGCGCCGCCGCAGTGTAATGCCACTGGTAGCTATCCGCTGACCTCATATCGCGACATTATGAGAAAGGTTGCCACAGAAAACAACTGTGAATTTTTCAGTCTGTATGACGATTTTCCATCGTCCTATGCGACTGCTAACAGCTATGGACTGTGGAATGACGCATTGCACCTTAATAATAACGGGGCAGACTTCCTTTCACGCGAGCTTTACAAATACTTCCTTTAAAAGGTAATGATGCCATGAGCCTAAAGTTGACCAACGTTGTTTTCCCTGGTACCGGATATAAAAATATTAGTGAGTTTATTGTTGAGGATATCTTTGCAGATCTTCCTAACAAATCCGGTCTGGTTGGCGCTTATTTTCTTTCTAATCAGGTTGGAAGTCCTTTAATTAACTATGCGAACCTGAATATCCCGCTGCTGAAGGTTGGCACTCCTGTCGTTGGTAGCAAATACGCAACAACGACCACAGCAAATTATTATGATACCCAGTTACCATCAACGGCCGTCATGACTGAAATGGGCATCAGTCTTCCCGGCGCTGATTCACAGAATGGTGTTCTACTTGCGAACTATAGCCAGTCACCAACTAGTGGCGATACGTTTCAATATTACCTCGGCCATGCGAAAGCCTTTGGGCAGATGGGAACCTCTATTGCAACGGCTGACACCACGGTATCCACCACCGATCTCCCTTCTGGAGTGCTGGCAGTAACTGGCGGCGTTATTAAAAATGCCTCCGTGAAATCTATCGCATACGATCCAACCACCGATGCGTTAGTGTCATCAACAGCGTCTAGCGCCGGGCGTACCGTAACAACTGACAGAACGTTGCGCATCGGTACGTCCTACGCAACAACCCAGTTTACAGGCGGGTCGAGCGTATCGGTTGTCCTTCTTTTTAATCTCGAACTTACTGATGCGCAAATCCTTGCTAACGCTCGTTGGCTGAAAAATACCTTCGGGGTTCAGTGGGGACTGTGGTGATATTAAAATGCCCGGCAAATTGCCGGGCATAATTTACTTGAAGTGTTTCCTTACCTCTGCGGTATAGCTAAAAGGATTGGTATTATGAGAACCCTTTATTCTTACTGAACCTTCCCAACTTATTACTGACGCCGCTCCACCAACCAATGCAGCTACAGCCGCTCCTGTCTGCGGAAGTAAATAGCTTGCACCTGCATACACGGAAGCACCTATTGCGAGTATATTCTTCATATTGAAGTTTAATTTTATGGCAGAAGGAATCAAAGTAAAGTTTTTTTCGTTATACAAACGATATATTTCTAAACATGCCATGTCAATTTCATTCATCACTTTCTTTAACTCCATTGCCTGATTTTGCGCTTCTAACACTCTCAATTCCATAGAGTTTAAAGTGGTTGTGAGATGTTTTAATTGCTCTTTTCTGGATTGCCTGAACTCAAGAACTTCATCTAACGGTGTATTAACATCAATGAATGGCATGGAATTGACCATGTGAATTAAAGCACCGCCTGTATTATGAGCGAACCCTTCATTTACAAGAACTCTTGGCGATAAATTATCCGGTATATAGTTTATGCTTTTGTCATCTAAAAGAGTGAGTATTTTTGAGTTGGTAGCCGTTGCAACCATCATTGAAAACTCCCCCTCACCGATGACATCAACTTTTACATCTTCGAAAATACCTTCTCGCCTAAGTGTTTCAATATCTTGGTTGATAGGGGAGCCTACTAATCCTGTGTTTAAGTTAACAATTGAATCCCAATATAATACTTTGTTAACCAAGTTATCAATATTATTTCCACCTCTGAATGTTATTTGTCCCGGGTTGCCGAAACTAATATTCTGTTGTATTAATAGTTTGTTTTCCATAATGACCCCCATAAGAATTGATTGTTGAACACATATTAATTATGTATGACTTGGCATTGCATATACTCGGTAGTAAAGAAAATCTCTCTAATCTTCATTTCCATATCTTGCTCCTTGAACGCAAGTGGTTTTCATAGGAGATGAGTAAACCATACATCAGAATAGGAATCGTTTGTATGTATTCACAAGAAAAGATGTGAACCATCTCAAGAAAGCAAAATGGCATGGATGACTACCTGGCCACTTTGAGTTGGTGATTGAGGTAGGTTGGATATGAAGGCGATCTATGTGCACCTGACATATTATTAAGAATCATTATGTTGCATCGGTGCATCTGATCGATAGCTGTAAACTGTATTGATCAAATCCCTCAACAAAACTACTGTATATAAAAACAGTATTCAGTAGGGGGCAGATCATGCATCGGGCGTCAGACATCAATCAGGCATTCCGCGAGTCGGTATTGCGCAACTCCAAAGGCTACCAGTACCTGCACACAAAGGATTTTGTGTCAGCGCTGCGCCGGCGTGGACTGCACTTTACCGACTCAGAGGCTAATGCGTGGATATCTAGGGAGCAGACGTACTTTGTCGACAAAACCACCGACCATAGCGAAAACCGGTTGTGGATGATGGCCAACATGGGGAGGGTTCTGTAATGGGATTTCCTTCACCCGCAGCGGACTACGTCGAGCAGCGACTGTCCGTTAACTCGATATGCAATGTTGGTCCTAACACCCGCGTTTTCGAAAGGGATGGCGGTTATGTTGTGCTGGATATTTCCCTGAAGCCAAAGCAGGGTAGTCAGGTTCTGATTCAGCACGGCGGCGGGACGGAGCTTGCCACGTTGAGAGGTAGGTCTCTGATTACCGAAGACGGCGAAGCGATCGAGGGCGAGGCTCTGGACGATGTTACTGTCGCCGGCGTTGTGACGCATGTCATTTGTGATGTACGAAGCGATAGCCTGGCGGTTTAACCATGAAAGAGCGGTGCGCACCGAAAATTACATGATTAACTAGCGCGCTAATGATGCGCTGTTATTGTGATGAGGTAAACCGGCGAGTTTGCGATCTGGATAGCTGCTCGCAGATTTTGGCATCTCAAGTGATGGCGCGGATGGCATCCTGATCCTGGAAGAATTCGCGTAATGGGTGTGTCGTAGTTGTGGCGTGACAGGAATGCACGATAAAGACAGGGATGTATTCAAACGACACGAAACGACACAAAACCGGATGCGAACGCGGTAAACATGTGTGATTACAGTGAGTTATTTAACGCTCTACTTTCTTCTAAGCCGTAGGTCACAGGTTCGAATCCTGTAGGGCGTGCCATACTCACTTCTCTTAGCGTCCTCTGAAGTCTACTCAACCCAGTATATACGCGGCATTTTCAAATATTCCATTACCTCAATGTCTTCTATGATTCATTGAAATCCACATTCATGTGGAGGGAGATTCCTGTTCAATGAAAGGAGATACCCCAGGTGAAGCTCGCAGCCCGCCAGGTCGATATATCTAAAACTAAGGACAAACCCTATAAGCTGTCTGATGGCGGTGGCCTTTATCACCGTTTGATGCGCGTGAGCTGGAATGCATTATTGTCAGCCAACGACACGTAACAGCAGGGGCACTTCATTACCCGCATCATGTTTTCAGACCGATAATCAGCGAGCGCTAAGCATGGCGGCTGTGGTAGGATACAGTTGCTGTCAGGAGCCCTCCTCAAAAATATTAAGGCTTGGGTAATATATGAATACTCGTTCGTTATATTGAAAGAACAGGAGCCTGATTTCATATGTCAGATATTGAACTTGAAAGATTTAAGGCAATGCTTCGTGATGAGTCTATTGATGACCTGCTAACCGCGCTTGCGTACAAGATTCCTTTGTACAGATTAGACCCATTAATCATCAGGGGGCGAACAGAGCACATCACAAATGCGGAATTAATCGAGTCGTTTGACCGATTATATCAGGCCGGAATTTTGATGACTGGTGAGAATGGTCAAGTAGTGAAGGGGCCTAAATGGGTTGAACCAGAGTTCGTGAAAATGGAGAAATACTTTCCGCATACGCGGTAATAGCAACATCCAGATTACCCGAAAATAGGTTCATGGGCACGACGTAACCGACTAACTCGAACACCTTTGCAGCTATGTACTTTTATCCTCTAATTTCCGCTATCAATCCTGGATAGCACTCAGGGGGTTATTAAGTGGTAACTCATCAGCAAAGATGTGCATGCTGTCGATGACTTGGCATTCATTGAGTTGGCGCCTGGCGGAGCGTTAAACGGATTCATCAGTAGTTGATCGCCTGGTCTACCTATTGCAAGACAACGTTTAGCCTCGCCCTGCTTTTTGCAGTGATACTTACACTATCGCTGGCTTCTGAAGGGCGTCGGACATAACGCAAATTATGCATGGTTCGTTACTCTGAATTATTCATAATAGTCGCGCATTACGTTGAATATCCGCAGGCTATATACCTGGTAGACTCCTCACTGGAGCAGGGCCCGTACTCACATTTTGCGGGCAGGATAATACACCTTAAATATTTGAAGGGATAGGATACTTCAGCTCGATTTGCGGCGCATCGCTTAGCCGCCGGCCAGATTTTGCCA